GAATTGTTCATAAAATGAAGCCCATTAACCACAGCAAATAGGAAGAACATCATGTTTAAAAGTATATTCGGTTTAGTTGAAGATGTAGCAACGGTGGTTACAGCCCCGGTAGAGGTGGCGGTTGATCTTACTCGATGTGTTACAAAACCCTTAGCGGATGCTGCTGAGGCTGTGACAGATGAAGTTAAGGACGCCACAAAAGAAATTACTGACAGCAAATAGGTACACCATGAACCCAGCAATAGAAATACTAGAAACTGCTTTAGCCGGAATTGAGGAGGAAGAACGCGACGACCGAGGGAATGGCCGACCTGATCAAGCGGATCAAAAAGCCGTCAAGGCTGGCCATGTACGCAAGGCGCTGAACTCGATTAAGGATAACGAAGAGATACCGATTAACCCCGGCAGCATTTGCTCTGCGACTAAGGACGGTATTGTACTCAAAGATTTACGGCCAGAAATGATTAACGATGTCCCGACCTACAAGCTTTATTTACGCGGAGAGGTAATAGGCACTTATGCTGATCCGGAAAAAGGCAAATTAGAGTACAACAAATTAAAGGTTTAACGAATAACGCACGGAAGCGGAAAGAATTTGGAGCGTATGCCCGTCTTGTGTTGAGGCACATTGGCGGCCATGATCCAAATGTAGTACCCCTCGCAGTATGAGGGTTTATGGTTGGAGAATGCGTAGGCTGATGCGCAAGTGGAGGCGAAAGCCTTAGAAGCTCGAATAATCCTGTAAAGCTATGTCGCAGTAGATTAAAGTCCGGGAGCGCTGACCGAAATTAAGTAGGAGGTGTACACCTTTTGGGCTGGATTATAAATCAGGTGCAACCTGGGGATAATATTTCGATGCCGGATTCGATTTACAGCAACCGGCCTTCAACCTTTTTACCCCTCAATGAGGGTTTAAGCTGGAGCGGCGTGGAAAGCAGACACGCAGAGGTTATAAGGTTGGTGTGCCTCACCTGAAAAAAGCCGCGCAATCGGGAGGCGTGAAAGCGTCAAAATAGGTGGTAGTCTCGAACTTCCCGAAGACCCGCCAGGCAATATAAAGGCTTTGTCGGCCTATGAGGATAGCCGGGTTAGCGTCCGGTCTCCAGCACCACCCCGCTGAAGTATGTAGTAGCGGGTTTTAATGCTCCGGTGCGGTTAACTGGTATGCCGACTGCGGATAAATCCAATGTGATGCAGGTTCGAGTCCTGTCCGGGGCTTCAATTAATTAACGGTAGAGAATATGACCACATACCCGAACAGCGTTACTCAAGCGGCTAAAGATTACGATATGGATGTCAATGATGTGTGGAATATTTACGTTGACGCCTTAAATAGTGGCGAATTCTACGAAAAATTAGAACAGTTTATAGCCGAAAGAGCGGCTAATAATCAACGGTAGATACCCTGAAACCCCTTAAAAGTACATTAAGAATATTTATATTTTACTTTACGGTAGAGGTAAGCCCAACTGTTTCCAAAAAGGAAAGACATGAGCATTTATCGCTGTACAAAATGTAGCGTAGAGGTGCAGGGAGATGAACTGCCTATTCATCTTTGCGATAATTGCGGCAACTGGAAATATAATTTAATTACCCCAAGGTTTGTTGACAGGCAAAAACAAATAAAAAGAGTAATGGGTGCTAAACTAAAAAATGATTTAATGCGACAAAGACTGCAAGAGGCTTTAACCAATGGAATTCAAGTATTCAGCGAATGAGATTATTAACCAGATCCCTCAAGATTTGGATATGGCTAGAGTGGCGCATCCATTTGGCTATATTGTTGACGTGTTAAGAATCGATTTAATTAACGGGCTAAAGGCTGTTGAATCCCTACAAGACCCGAATTATTCACTAAAAAGCATTAATAAATCTATCAAGAAATTAGGCAAAAAAGCGGAGAAGGGAAAGAAATACAACAAAAAGGATCTTGCTAGTGATGTTGGCTTGTGGTTTTGTTTCGACTTGCTGACTGGCGATACCGAATTTTCAGAAGCATTTAAGATGCATTAACCACCACACCTTTTCCCGCCAGTCCATAGCACCGAACACCCCCCCCTTCGGTTTATGGGCTGGATTTTTTACAATGAGGTGATTATGGACGCTTTAGAGTTTATTAACTTAATACGGCCAGAGCACTGTAGAACATCTTGTAGAGATGACAATATTGTCAACGGATTTTATACAAGGTCAGGAGATAGCTGGCACGGGAGATGTACCCGATGTATGTATCTTGAGGTTTTGAATGGAGAGCCACTCCCTGAAGGTTTTGAGCCTGATGATTGTGTCGGATAAGTGAAGTATGAGATAATACAGACTGCCAATACGGCTTAATTCAGGAGAAAAATTATGTCTAATACAGACTACAATCAACACCTCTACAATGCAGTAAAAAACGTCCAAGATGACGCTTATGTAATTATCGGTAGCGACAAAATAGAAGGCCATTTCCCCGGTTTAGTGGCTTTTACCGTTCAGTCTGGCCCTGTAGCTGAGGCTGGCAGAAACGGCTGTGATGCTACGGATATTATCCGCTACGCTATCGGGTTATATCGATCATTTAACAACGCTCACGGATGCCGCGAAAACTCACTAACCATCACTCACTTAGAGGAAGCTTTGCACTGGCAAGAAGCCAGAACGCGAGACCGTATGACAAGAGCAGTGGAAGGCACGAATCAAGACTGATATAATTGATCCTCAAAAGTTATATTACTGTCTCCGCCTCCTTACCCGACAAGCAAAGACCCGTATATTCACCTATGCGGGTTTTTTGTTATATAACTGTGTACAGCTGGGAGACTAAGGCAGGGTTTGCGCTTCAATGAATTCCCATGCCATATCAATGTTACCCATTTTCGCGACCTCTGACCCACGATGAAAAACATGGATTTGCTGGCTCCCGCTTGATTCTTCAAAACTCTTGCGTGTAAAGCCTAGTTTTCTCATGTGCCAGTTTGCACTATCTTGAGGGGGAGACTGGTATGCTGCTACCCAATCTTTTTTGGACGTTTTGCTAGGTCTAGGTATCATTTTGTTTGCTCCTATTTATGCGCTTCTCTCTTAGCTCTAATTCAAGCGCTCTCAAGATTGGCTCATCATCATCATGGGTAAAATACTGGCGAGCTGTAAATAGGCCGCCATGGGACTTTCTGGCCCTCTCATCACGCTTGTTTTGTGCTTTGCGGGCTTTGTATTCTGTCATAGTTATATTCTCTTTTTACTATTCTGGCGTTTTTCTCGTTTAAAAACTTACTTGATAAACATTGCTCAAGGGTCATCCATTTAGTTCCGCACTCTTTTAAATAAAAGCTTCCTAGTGTATTTAATTCATCAGAGTCAAATAGAATTCTATATTCTAGTTTCATGTTTTTTGCTCCGTTTCTCTAGTTGATGGATACAGTATACAGAGGTGACAGTCACCATGCAAGAGGTAATAGTGTTATAAAATGTAAAGACTCGTTTCACGGGAAACATCGTGTATAATGGACAAAACCCCACATAAGGAAACACAATGCCATTGTCGGCGGTAATTCTTGAAAAGCAGTCAATCGCAACGGATCATTTTAATGCCTGGATTCAGTCATGCCGTCAGGTATTTGGGAAACATAATATTGCGGATACTGAGACTGATTATCTGATCTTGCAATATCGACGTTCTGAATCTGCAATAATTGAGCAGATCATATTGCTTGAGACGGCCTGTGGCGTTGAGCTTGATAACGCCTTGCTGTATATCAAATACTTGCAATACGACAGCGTAACCCGATACTTAGATTTAATTTGTTATCTCGGCGACAAATTCAATTGGATCGGAATCGACAAGAGCGAACAGCAAGTCATGGTTGACACGCTCAACAGCGCTCTGCACGACCTCGCGGACACGATTCGAGCGCAATACCCTAACTACCCTATTCCCCCAGTAGCTATCATCCAGGCCGTGCGTGACAAACGGCTAAACGCTCCCATCAAAAAACATGACGGCGAATGGAAATAAAACGCTATTTAAAAGCAATATTTTTCATGGGATTATGGATAACAGCCGTAATCCAAGGCCTCCGACTCACTAACCTTCCCACAGACCCTATCAACTGGCCAGAATCCCTCGGGTATTTATCGCTGCTCATTCCCGCGCTGCTTGTCCCTTTGTGCCGATTACAGATGAAAACCCTAGTGGCGGTCATTGGTTGTGCTGGATGTACTTATGCTGGTTATTGGTTCCAATTCGATGCTGATGGGAATTATGCAGGCTACAACATTGAGATAGCTTGGTTTACCTATGCACTACTGGCGTGTTTTTGCGTCTTTCTTGATCAATACAAAATGGCTACAATAGCGGCTTTCATGGCTATATTTGGGGTAGTCGTGTCAATGGTCTTCGGTGAGCGTCTAACCTCTGCCCCTTTGCTTATTGTGTGGGCTGTATTGTGGGCCTTGATGTTTGTTCCTCCACTGGTAGGGAAGCATGAAACCCAAGAAAGAGAACAATGTAGTCCACCTAAACAACATACCCCCCTTGTGCAACACATGGACAGGGCGGCTTAGGCGTGCGGAACGATGGTTAATCACTCTTGCGGTGCTGATATTTCTCATTGGAGGCCGGGTAGTATACTCGTGGTGGCTTAATGGAAGTTAGCCCGGAGTTAGTGTTAAAAATTCTCAGCTTGATGATTGTCCTAGTTGCTGCACTAACAGCCATTTACGTTAAAATAATGGTTAACATTGCCCGGCTCGATACTCGCCAAGGCTCACACGAGAAGAACTGTGAAGAGCATAAAGAGATATTGAACGGCGATCTAAAAACAATTCGTGACGACATTAAAAAACTTCTGTCACGCAAATCGAAATAAGATTACATAATGCAACAATTAAGGGCCATTTCTGGTGGAATTGTTAGAGGCACAGACCTTGATGGTGCGTCTTCGGGTGTTACCATCACAGCGAACGCCACCCTAAACACAAAAGGGTCTTATACAGAATTATTAGCCTCCACTCCCTATCAAGCTAATGCGATCATCTTGAATTTCCGTGGCGTCCACACGCCAGCATCAACGACAGCCTTTTTAATGGATATAGCTGTGGGGGCTGGTGGTAGCGAGGTGGTAATTGGGGAGAATTTAATTGCCAGTTCACATACGAGCAATGGGTCTCCCGCTTCTGTCATTACGATAGTGCATCCCATTCCTCAAGGCACGCGTATTTCAGCACGATGTCAAGCGAACCCTGGCAGCTCTCAAATGATTGTACAGGGGTTTTTAAACTCTTCAGCCTCTCAGGGATCAATGGATGTTACAACGACCTACGGGGCTTCTACACCCTTTAGCGGTGGGACAGACGTAGATCCTGGAGCAGTAGCAAATACCAAAGGCGCTTGGGCAGAATTAGGCACATCAGGCCCTGCTGGGGTCAGGCAATTATCGATAGGCGTAGGGCCAAGGCTTCAAGACAGAGCTGCCGAGGTTACTAACTGGCAGATTGATATCGGCATAGGTGCAGCGGGCAGCGAGCATGTTATAGTCCCAGACTGGCCAGTATCGACGAGTGAAGGCATTGGGGTTATTTTGCCGGTTATCAGCCCTATTATAGATGTGAGTATTCCTTCCGGCACGCGGATTGCAGCCCGTGCCAGATCGTCCTCTACTGCTGCATTAACACGCATTATTGATGTTATTGGTTATGGGGTAGCGTAATGACTTCTTTCGCGACAGGCACAACAACGGCTAACAGTTCTGAGCAGACTTTATCCACGATTACGGATGATGGAGATTTTGAGCTGCGCGTTGATTTTGTTAACGGTACCGCTTTGGATGTGGTTTTACTTGTTCGAGTAAAGGCGCGGGTCGATGTTGGTGGTGCCACTCAGGCATTAAATACTTATACTTTTACGGGCGGTTCGGCGGTGACGGTCGGCACATCCCGGTATAACAATGATGAAGAATTAGTGTTCTCAACAGAGCAGACTGAGGGAACTCCTGTTACTTTTGATTGGCAGATTTCCAGAATCCCTAATTTGGACTCCGTTATTGCAGAACTGGGTGTTGCGGCTCCAACATCTACCCCTTCGGTAAGAACGGGATTAATGTTGTTGTATATGGCTTTAAGGAACCGTGTGGACGTGGATACCACAGGTACGGATGCGTTAAAGATTTACAATGATGCAGGCACACAGATTACGAGCAAGCTTATCACTGATGATGGCTCGGATTACTCAGAGGCTGAGATGACTTAATGAGCTTAGATAGCCGACAAAAACGTGCGGCTGTTATTGGTGTGGCACGGCCTTGGTATAGAAACGCAGATTCTAACAGTTTGGATGCGGCACAAAGAGCGAGTATTGCGAACACTTATCCTATTGCGGCTTTTTCGCCTAAAACGAGTGGATTTAGTGGAAATTTAATCATCCTTAGAGGAAAAGGATAGAAACAGGTATTAGGTTGTGGATATTTATCAGCACACACAGAACACGATATACGACGACTTTAAGGTGCAGACTAAAGTAGTCGGCGGGCTATTAAAGTTCGGTGGTCTTGCATCGCTGGGCAATGGTGTTACCCAAGAGATTAATGGGCTGACCCAGGATGAGGTCTATGCGACTACAAACGCCATTGATTCAGTTTCCAGCTCTTCTACAGCGGATACTCAAAACGGTGGTTTAGTTGGGGCCACAGTGTCAGGCACTACTACAACTAGAGCTAACCAGATGTTTACGTTAGCGGGTCAAACAAGGATGCCATTGACTACGGCGATTTTTAGATCTGACCGGGCAGGCAACAGTAATGCGGACAACTTTGTTGGTGATATTTATTTTTATGAAAACTCCGCGATCACGAATGGTGTTCCTGACGATCTGGATAAAGTGCATCTAAAGATTTCTTCGGGTAAAATCAACCAGACTCAAAAAGCCTGTGCTCATGTTCCTGGAGATCGTTATTTATGCATAACCCATCTTTACGCCTCATTAGGTGCATCGACTAACGGGAAGGTTGGGATCAAGCTATTCGAGCGTAATTTTGGCAAGGTTTTTCAATTGAAGTTTGAAGGGTCGGCGGGTGATGACAGCCCTATCGAGCATCCTTATGGAGAGCATCCATTAATTGTCCCCCCTAATTCCGATGTTGCCATGGTTGGAACTGGAACGGCTCCGGGTATGGTTGTTGTTGCGGGGTTTGATGGTTTTTATGCCATGATCCAATAATGAGGGTATAGTTATGATGAGTCGATTATTGATAATTACGAGGTGATTAATGGAGATTAGAACAGAAAGAGTAGTTGTAACCACATCGGCATCGGGCGCTTTTACTGGGGCCTCTGATGCTTCCGGGCCTTTGTTAATGCATATCGTGTATGCGGCTGATGCGGCTGGTGCTGCTCTGTCGGGCGCGGCTGACTTGTCAGTGACCGACACCTTAACGGGTATGCCCTTATTTTTGACTTCTAATTTTGGCAGCTCAGACCAGAAAGTATACACCCCCAGACGTTTTGTTAATGACTCTGCCACAGGCGTTGAATCTACTACTGTGATGGATTATCAGGCGGTTAACCCGTCTGGTCTTACGATATCAATCACCGGAGCCACGGCGGCTTCACAAACTGCAACTTTATGGATGGTATTTGGATAAATTATGAAAATAGCCCTTATTGGGACTGCGGCTGGGGAGATGGAAGCTCCATTTAATGATGAATCTTATGAAATTTGGTGTATGAACTGGAACACTCCAAAATATTCCAGAGTCACGTTAGATTTTGAAATCCACGAAACCCGAAAGGGCAAGAAGGTAACGCCTAAAAAACATGGGGTGCCGACCGTTACCCAAAAGAACTTCCCTCATAAACACGCTAAGACTTTCCCTCGGTATTTAAACAGTAATTTCTACAAATCGACGCTTGATTACATGATGGCCTATGCGCTTTATCTGCATGAGACCAAGGAGCCGGTAGAGGTTGTTGAGATTTATGGCGTCTTCATGGCCATAGATGATGATGAATACTTCTGTCAACAACCTTCACTTCATGCCTGGATAGGGTACGCATTAAGTAAGTTTGACGTAAAAATCCACAAAAACTCCCCTCTAATGCAAAGCAATTACGTGTATGGTCGTGCTGATAGAGGGTCTCGTGATAAACTTTTTAACGAAACTCAGTTCGAGGCACTAAAAGCGCCCCATCAAGAAGCAGTTGATCAAAGCAAGGCCCAGATAGAGCAATTAAAGCAAATGATTTACACTCACCAAGGTTGTATTCAAGCTTATGACCGAATGGCGAAGACAGATAGAGCAAGAGCAAGTGGTCAGGTCATCACAGATTTAACCCATACCGCGCAGATCAGAAAATGACAGAAGAAGAGCAAGACAGCCTGGTTAAGGGTATTATTTACAAGAGATTTAACAAGTATCTCGATATGTACGATGACATGTATCAAGAGGGCCGCACCTTATTACTGGTTTTTACCCAACGTAAAGATATTAATGACGATTATTTTAGATATCACGCTACTTTAGATATTGTTAGTGGTGTTTGGAAAATGCTACTTAAGTCTTGGGGTGTTTATGAAGAAGACGGTGAAAGGGTGTATCCTGTCTACACAGAGATTAAAGACGAGGGCTGTGCTAACGGCACGGCCTTTGAGGAAACATTGGTCGATGAGCTTATAACTCCTCTGACTCAGAAAGAGAGAAAGTTATTAAAGCTGTATTATATGGAAGGCCTGACGGCCAAAGAATGCGCCGATGAGACAAGCTACACGACTAAATCAGTAGGCCAAACTGTATCAGTCTTGCGTAAAAAGGTATTAAATTACGAGGCGACAGGAGAATGTGTTTGTCGAGACATTCAAGTCATGGACACAAGCACAGGGATGAGATTTGATAGTATTGCCAGCGCTGCCAAGTTAAACGACATCAACCCGACTACTTTAGCAGGATATTTAAGCGGTCGATGCACAAACAAAACCACCTTAGTGTATGTTTAGGAGATCTCATGGCTACTTCAGCACCACAAACCACTTATGCGGGTAACAAGAAGAAAAAGAAGAAGGTTAAGAAATGAAACGACGAGACTTGATTAAAAACACAGCAATACTAGGCGCTGCTCAACCCATCGAAAATGACGAAGAGTTTCAGAGATTGCTGGGTAATATTGAATGACTCCTGAACTTAAAGCCCTATATGAACCACTCACTCGATTACAGAAAAATGTCTGTATGGGAATTATCGATGGTCTTAATCAAGAACAGGCCTACAAAGAGGCTGGTAAACATGCAAAGACCCCAGAAAGTGCAAGGGCTTGTGTTTCTCAAATACTAGCAAACACTAATGTAAAGACTTTCATGAGCGCGGTAGACCAAGAAGTGCTTTCAAGTACCGTCATGTCCAAACGAGAGTCCCTAGAGGAGCTATCTAATGTAGGTAGGGGTGATATAGCCAATTTCGGTAAAGGCGAGCTAGAGGCTTCTGATTGCGACACAAAAGACATTCTCAAGCTTGCTCTTCAGGCTCAGAAACAATTAGGTGATATGATTGGTTGGAATGCCCCTGCAAAGGTGGCTACTACTGACGTAGAAGGAAATGATGTAGAATTAGGAAACACAGAAATTGCACGAAAGATCTTATTTAGCTTGGAATTGTTAGGGTCTCAATCAAAGGAAACCGAAGAAACTTGACGTGAATAAGGTGAAAATATGACTGATGCACTTAGCTCCGTAATGGGCCGACGTTTAGGTATAGCCCACAACAATCAACTGATTTCAAAAGACATTGAGATAACACAAGCCGCTGCTGACGTAGCTATTACGGTAGGTGATCAATCTTCCAACGATAGAACTATCACAATGCAGTTCAAAGACACGAACGGCGATGATATCGACTATACAGCCCAGTTTGATATCTACCTCTACACCAGCTCAGCAAGAACGGCTTACGCGACTACAGGCGGTACTACAGGACTTGTAGCGGGTACAGACGGTGCATTACTGGCTATCCTGGCAAAGAAGCACTTTATCGCGACCGCTGAGGCTGATGGTGACTTTGATGCAACCTGGACAGATACCGCTACCGGTGCTGAAACAGTGAGCATTGGGGTAAAATTACCCACTGGACGCATAGTTAACACAGCGGCCTTTGCTAATACTTAATTGGTTATAAGTATATTAATCAATAGTTTAGCTTAAATCATTTTGGGTGAAGTGCTCAGAATCACGGGTTTTAACCACGATAAACGAGCGATGCTGAAAAGCATATTCAATTAAGTTATTAAAATAGGAGTATTGAAATGGAAGAAAGAGAGCATTCTTTGATCTGGGACTGCTTGAATACAGAAGGGCTTAAGAGTGTTTTTAATCTTTCGGATGTAGAAGCTATTCAGTGTGATACAGGTGGAGATGTTTTTGTTTACTTTAGAAGCGGTTGTCAGTTTTTTAGGTTGACTGATCTCTCCAAAGAAGATCAACTTGATTTGATAGATGATTTTAATCATTTTGCCCAGCTTAAAGCTTTTCCACCAATGATTATTAGTGGCGAGGAAGCTGGATAATGTCCGCACTCACAGAGCTTGTTGATAGGTTCGATTCTCTACCCAAAGAACAGGTAGATGCAGCCTATCAGCAGGCTCTTTCTGTTATTGGGAATCGCAAATGGGTGCCTAATCCTGGCCCTCAGACGATGGCGCGGGCTTCATTGGCTGATGAGATGTTTTTCGGAGGTTGTGTTTCTGAGGATACAGAATTCTTATCTCCACAGGGATGGGTGAAGATTTCTGAGTACAGCGGGGAGACGATTGCCCAATGGAAAGATGGTGTGATTGGGTTTGTTGACCCGGAATATCTTGAATATCCTTGCAAAGAACTAATTCATTTCCAGCATTCTAGACTATCAATGATGCTGAGCGATGATCATAGGATGCCTTTGTATGATTATAGAGATAATTTTATAGTTAAGAAAGCGTGTGATGTAGCCGAAAACCCCTCTCGACATAAAGTCCCTGTTAATTTTACAGTACCTCATAAAGGGCTGCCTATGTCTGATGACTTAATCAGGATTGGAGTAGCTATTCATGCTGACGGTAATCTCACTTACAGGAAGAAAGACGGCGGTGCTCATTGCCGTATATCTCTGAGAAAGACACGGAAAATAGACAGATTATTAACGCTGTTTTCCTCTCTTGATATTAACCCTCACATATACAAGAACCCGAACCGCCCAACTGAGATTAGATATGGGTTTGATTCTCCCATCCTAACCAAGCAATTTGTTGGTGAATGGTGGGGGGCAAACCAACATCAACTAGAGATAATACTTGAGGAAATGTCTCATTGGGACGGGAACTACTCTGGTGTGAATGGAGGCGATATATCGTTTTGTTCGACCAATAAAATTGACGCTGATTTTATTCAATACGCCGCCCATGCTTGTGGAAGAGTCGCCACATTAAGAACAGCCCCTGCTTGCGGTAATGCCTCGGCGCTACATAATGTTTATATCAGCCATCTAAATAGTCCAAAATCCACCGTTACCCTACGGGTTGACGCAGTAAGGATTGACCGAATACCTGCTTTATTTATGTACTGTTTTAGAGTTCCTTCTACCTTTTGGGTGGCTCGCCATAATGGCTGTATATTTATCACAGGGAACAGCGCTGGAGGCGGAAAGAGCGAATTATTGCTTGGAATGGCCATTGAAGAGCATGAAAAGTCGATCATATTCCGGCGCTTCCAGGATGACGCAAGAGACTTAGCCGATAGATTCCTTGAGATTGAACAACCTAAAGTTGGATGGAATGGGCAATTACTTACATTCAAAGACAAAGACCGCAAGATAGAGTTTCGCGGGATTAAGGACGAGAAGGACAAGCAGCGCTTCAAAGGTAGACCGCATGACCTAATTGGTTTTGATGAGATTTGTGACTTTCCCTACTCTGTGTATGCGTTTGTCAAAGCTTGGAACCGTTCAGCTAAAGGTCATCGATCGAGAGTCATTTGTACCGGCAATCCTCCTACTGATCCTGAAGGGCTTTGGGTTATTGAATATTGGGCGCCTTGGTTAGATCCTGATCATTCCAATCCGGCTAAAGATGGTGAGTTACGTTGGTTTGTGCAAGATGCTAACGATATGTCCATGGAGGTGGCTGGCCCTGGTAACTATGAGATCGAAGGCGAGACGCTTACAGCTCGAAGCAGAACGTTTATTCGTGCTTCATTGGTAGATAATCCTGATCTACTTGAAACGGATTATGATGCCGTTCTATCCGCCTTGCCCAGTCAGTTACGTGAAGCCTACCGTGAAGGATTATTCAAGCGGACATTACGCGACAATCCTATGCAATGTATCCCTGCTGCATGGGTGAAAGCCGCACAAGATCGATGGACAGACCAACCGCCTCGCGGAATACCAATGAATGCTATTGGCGTAGATCCAGCTCAAGGCGGTGAAGACTGGAACATTATCGCTCCTCGTTATGATCGATGGTGGGACAAGCTTGTAAAAATTCCTGGAAAGGACACGCCTATTGGTACTGATCTTCTTGCTCCGATCCTAGAGGTCAGACGAGATAACGCGGTTGTCGTTATTGATGCAGGCGGGGGATATGGGAGCGCCACTTATGGCAAATTGGAAGAGAATAATATTCCGGTTTATGCCCATAAGGGATCAACCGGTTCGAATGAGCGCAGCATATGTAGGTTTTTATATGAATTTGCCAATGAAAGAACCAAGGTTTACTGGCGCTTCAGAGAGCTTCTAGATCCTACGCAGCCTGGGGGTTCACAAGCAATGCTCCCGCCTGATACACGACTGTTTGCTGATCTAACAGCCCCTCTTTACAAGATCAAAGGCAACGTGGTTCACCTTGAGACTAAAGAGGATTTAGTCAAGCGTTTAGGCCGCTCTCCTGACGAAGGTGACGCGGTGGTGAATTCTTGGTCAAAAGGGGATAAAATAGAAAACAGATTTCAAGACTGGCGTAACGGTATGTCTGGTAATAAAAAGCCTATCGTTAATAACAAGGCATGGCGTAAGCGGAGGTAAGATGACCGGTATAAAAAAGACTTTTAAAAAGATAACAAGCAAAGAAACTTTAAAGAAAAGGTTCACTCCTTTGACCCCAAAGTCAACCAAGAAGGAGGTTAGAGGATCTTTTATAAGTAATCCTCTTCGGGTCATAGATGAGTCGGTGGAAGATGTTGGGGATGCCTTTACTCCTGAAATTCCTGTTCCTGAAGAACAGCCCGTTCTTCCTATTCCAGACGAAGCATTACAAGCTAATGAGTCTCGTAGACGACGATCAAGACGATCACGAACAGGTCGTCAATCCACTATCTTAACAGGGCTTGGCGGATGATGTGGCGTGATTTAAGGGATGAAGGGACATCGCTTTTTAGTAAGAAAAGTATCGTTGATTCTCTGCATCAAGACATTGCTGAAAACTTCTATCCAGAAAGAGCCAATTTCACGGCAAAGCATACTATTGGTGAGGAGTTCGGTACCTATCTCTATTCCTCCTACCCATTGATTGCCCGTAGAGAATTGGGTAACGCTTTATCAACTATGTCGCGCCCCCAAGGTCAGAAATGGTTTCACATGGGTTTAGAGGACGAAGACAGAGAAGATCAATCCGCTAAGCAGTGGATGCAACAAAAAACTGATATTCAGCGTAGGATTATTTACAACACACAATCCAGGTTTGTCCGCGCCATGAAGGAAGCCGATCATGATTGGGCTACGTTTGGCCAAGCCGCGATATCGGTTGAATTAAACAGGCGTCGAGATGGATTATTTTACAGAGACTGGCACCTTAGAGACATGGCCTGGGCTGAAGGGTGGGATGGTAAAGTTGATCGATTCTGGCGCAAGTGGAAGCCTACGAATTGGCAGTTACAACAGTACTTTGGCAAAGACGCTTTACATCCTGACTGTAATAAATCCGACAACAAGAACAAAGAAACCAATGTGATGCACATATTTGTTCCTGGGGATTACTGCGATAACCCGGCTAAGAATGTGTCTTATTACATTGATATGGATCATGAGCACGTCATTGAAGAAAAGCCCATGGTCTACGGGTACTACGTGTTACCACGATGGGTGACAGTCAGTGATTCTCAATACGCTTATTCTCCGGCTGTAATTTGCGCCCTACCCGATGGCCGATTGTATCAAGACATCACTCGAATTCTTTTAGAAGCTGGGCAGCGTGCGGTAGACCCTCCTATGGTCGTAGTGGAGGATCAATTGAAGTCTTCCATGGATCTTCAGGCTGGTGGTGTCACAGTGGTTAGTGCGACCTTTGACCGACGATTGGGCGAAGTAATGACCCCGGTCAAATCGGATAAGTCTGGACTTGGTTTTGGTTTGGAGATGAACGATCGAACCCAAGCTATGTTGGCTAAAGCATTTTATCTGGATAAATTAGACCTTCCTCGCGGCCAAGAAATGACGGCTTATGAAGCCGGTATTCGCTACCAAGAATATATCAGGGCTATCCTTCCGATATTCGAGCCTAAAGAACAGGAAATGGAAGGCGGGGTCATGGAATTGACCTTTGATATTTTGTTTCGTCACGGTGCCTTTGGATCGGTTCAAGATATCCCGCAAAGTCTTCAAGGTCAAAGTCCGCAATTTAAGTTTGTTTCACCTCTATCAAAAGCGATTGAGGAGAAAGACGCTAATCTTTTCAATGAAGTGGTTCAGGTCATGGCGCAAGCAAGAGAGATTGATCCTATGGCGGTCTCCAATATTAATATAAACAAAGCCTCTCGTGATGCTGTATTGGGTACAGGCGCTAGCGTAGATTGGTTGAATGACGAAGACCAAGTATTGGCCTCACAGAATGCAGCCCGTCAACAACAGCAGGCGGCACAAGAACTAGAACTGACTCAACAAGCTAAAGAGGTTATGCAGTGATATGGGATAAGGCCACTCGATTTTGGACGAATATTGATGTTTTTAAACGAGACCACAAAGCCAATATACTGGCGGTCAAAGCGTTGTATAATGGCCACGCTGATGAGCAGCAACAAAAGAGAGCGTATTTTTTTATTATTAATTACTTATGCAAGATAGAGGAAATTGGCTATTTCGAGACTGACCGCGATACAAGTTTTGCGCTAGGTCGCCAAGCCGTTGGAAAGATTTTAAAAGGCATTGCTACCGATTCGGATTACATTAAAGGAACCAACTTATGAGTGAAGCAGCCCCCGAAGCAACACCAGACCAAACCCCTGCGGCCAGCACTGAAGGCACGATTTTAAGTGGAGACACAATTACACCTGTCGCGGCCCCGCAAACATGGCCCGATACTTGGCGTAATGATCTTGCTGGTGATGACTCCAAAGAGTTAGAGAGATTAGGGCGCTTCAGTTCAGTTAACGAGATTTATAAATCCTTTCGCAGCATGGAAAGTGAGTTTTCCAATCGTCCGGCTGCACGGATTGAATTTGATGCTGAAATGCCAGACAACAAGATGGAGGAGTACCGAAAGCAAGAAGGTATTCCCGCAACGGCGAAAGACTACAATTTAGACTTTGATGACGGTCTGGTTATTGGGGAAACGGATAAACCTTTAGTGGATGGGTTTTTAGAGTTTGCTCACTCTAAGAATATGCCAGAAGCTCATGCCAAAGAAGCAGTACGCTGGTATCTAGAAGACCAAGTGAAAGGAGAGGAAGAATACAACCAGAAAGTGGCTGATGGTCGTCATGAAACTTTAGCTTTACTTAAGGCAGAATATGGGCCAGAATTCGACGGTAATATCAACGCGATGAATGAGTTATACGTCAATCATCCAGAAATTAAAGATGTACTGATGGGAGCAATTGGTAGCGATGGTCTGCCTATTGGCAACAATGACCAAGTGGTTCGTTGGGCCATAGACCTTGCTAAGCAGTTAAACCCAGCAGCAACCGTTATTCTCCCTGGTGGAGAGAGCGGTCAGAAAGGGCTTGAATCTCGTATTAATGAGATCGAGCAAACAATGAAAACAGATCGTGATGCTTACGACCGAGATCAATCGATGCAAGATGAATACGAAGATCTTCTCGATAAGCGTGACCGATTAGCCAATCGATAGGCTCTAAAGACCTAACAAGGCCCTTCACAGGCAACCCTCCGTTAGCTGTTTGGACAACCCGATTTCGATAAAAACGACTCGAAAGAGTGCCTTTTTACTGAATCAGGAGGTGCCATATGGCTTCCAATGCCCCCATGACGCGCTATCGCAATGAAACGATTGCGTCTTTTGAACAACACCAAGCGCTTTTGCGCGCAACCGTTACTACTGAGCACATGCTTGACGGTAACGTCGCTACTTTTTTAGTAGCCGGTTCTGGTGACGCCACACCAGTTACACGCGGCCTAGACGGTCGTATCCCTGCCCGTAACGACGACTTAACCCAAAATACCTGTACTCTGGTCGAATGGCATGACAAACCAGTTCGCACTGGATTCAATGTGTTTGAATCTCAAGGTGATGCCCGGCGAATTTCCCAAATGAGTTCTATCGGTGTTATGAATCGTAAAATTGATTCTGACATTTTAGGTTCGGCGGGTTTGGGCGCTGCAACTCTGGGTGACACTACAGCCAAAGCGGCTTCTTTGAATTGGATTTTAGGCCACTTTAAAGAGCTGGGAGAGCAGGATGTGGACATCGAGCAAGAGGACAAGATGTTCTGTCTTCTAACCCCTGCGGCCTGGGCTGTATTGATGCAAATCAATGAGTTTTCAAGCGGTGACTGGGTTGATGTCAAACCTTTCTCAGGCCCTGCCAGGAAAATGTGGAATTGGGCTGGGATTAACTTCATTCGTTCAACTCGTTTAGACAATATGGGATCAGCGTCTGCTACATGCTACATGTATCACAAAGACGCGATTGGTCACGCCATTGCTAATGGCCACCCTGATCTTCAAGGCGGCTACAACGACGAAGACGATTACTTTTACACTCGCTGTACTGGATTTTTCGGCTCCAAGCTGTTGCAAAACGTTGGCGTCCGAAAAATGCTACACATTGATACCACCCTTTAAGGAGGTGACTTATGGCTTACGCAACTACTAACCCTCCTGGTCTGGAGTCCAGCACTCCTGCTGGTGCAGGACAATCCTGGATTTACAATTCAACTGACCTTGTTGGGACTGTTGATGGGACTGGCTATTTTACTAACGGTCAAGATTTAGGAATGGCTTTAGGCGATATGGTGAAAGTTTACGACACTACATCCAGCCTTAACAAGATGACCATTACTTATGTTGATGCTGTTAGCTCTACTGGAGTCACTGTAGTGATTGAATCCAGCTAAATTTAATGCCCTCTCAGGAGGGCTATCTTTTTAAGAGGATTTTTCAAATGGAACAGGCAAGAGAGCCAAAGAAGTTTAAGTTATTAAGTCGGCATTTAACGCTAACCGCTACCCCTATGGGGGTGTTTCGGTGGCGAGCGAACCCACCTTCACAAGTGGAATTAGCAGACCTTCTAGAGCCTGAATTCTGGGATCTGGTCAGTGATAAGTTCTCAGTAAGAGAGCCTAAGCATCAAGGTCAAGTCGTTGAGGTTTATCGAGAGGACGGCGCTTATTACGCTGAAGTCTTGGCGATACGCCTTAATAATGGCAGTCTCAAGATCCGCGAATTAATGTATGTGCCGATTGAAGATGATTCTATTCGTGCAAAACGAGAAGATTTTATGATTGAATTTCGTGGTAAAAAGAAGTTCACTATAATTCGCGTTAAAGACAAGCACATTATTGAAGAGCATCTTGAATCCAAAGAAGTGGCTGAATCCAGTCTGGAGAAGTACATCAATAGCTTATGACAGCGAGCAAACTGAGTCTTTATAACGGTGCCTTACGACGTGTTGGAGAACGTAAACTGTCCACAGTGACAGACAACGTTCCCTCGCGGTACCACCTGGATACTATTTGGGATGAAGACCCTCCACTGATGATGCTGGAGCGTTATAATTGGACGTTTGCACAGAAGGCTATGGAGTGGAACTACAACGCGGCCATAGAGCCTGATTTTGGTTTTCAGTATGCGTTTGATATTCCCTCTGATTACGTGCATTTATCTCAGATTTCCACGGATGAATATTTTTCTTACCCTTTGAGAATCTATTCAAAAGAGGCAGATTATTTCTTTTGTGACTTTCAATTAATTTATTTGAAATATGTCTCTAAAGATATCGCTTACGGTAAGGACTATTCCAAATGGTCTACTTTATTCGAGCAGATGACAGCAGCGTACATGGCTCAAGAGTTGGCGTATGCACTAAGCAAGTCGAAAGATTTACAGGAACGACTTGATAAGCAGATGAAAGAATATCAAACACAAGCCCGCTCTATGGATGGTCAGGAAAACCCCACTCGCTTTTTAGCTCAAAGCTCCTGGGCACGATCACGACGCAGAGGAACGGGCGAATCCAGTAGAGGCCCTATTTTTGGTTAATTAAATGGCAAAAGTTAATCCTGTTCTCCAGGCTTTTAACAGGGGTCGTATATCTCCTTTGGCGTTGGCCAGAACAGATCTTGACCGTACAGCCCTTTCTGCTGATGTTCAAACCAATTTAATTCCTAGAACCCTAGGCTCTGCCACCTTCCGCCCTGGTCTTGAATACACCGGTGCTAGACCCAATCAATCAATATCCATTCCCTTTATCTTTGCCGCTGATGATTTAGCTGAAATCGAACTGACAGCGGCTTTGATGAGGATTTGGGTGGATGATGCTTTAATCTCAAGAGCCACTGTCACGGCGGCGGTCACTAATGGATTATTTACATCCAATCTGACCAGTTGGAACGATACTGATGAATCTGGAGCGGCGTCTACCTGGTTAACGGGTGGATATCTTGCGTTGTTAGGAACCGGTACTAATTCAGCCAAACGAGACCAGACTGTAACGGTTAATGAAGTTTCCACAGAGCACGCTTTAAGGATTATTATCGAACGCGGCCCTGTTGTTTTGAAGGTAGGGACAACGGCGGGTGATGATTCTTATGTTTCAGCCTTATTAAAAACAGGCACTCATTCGCTCGCGTTTACTCCGACAGGCAATTTTGTTATTGAGTTTTCTTCTGCATTGAGCCACACGGTTTTGGTGGACTCAGTAGCGGTTGAGAGTTCTGGCACACTGACACTTCCTACTCCCTGGACGGCTAATGATCTGAGTAATATTCGATCAGACCAATCTGGAGACGTGGTCTTTCTTTCTGATGGCACGTACCAACAAAGACGCATTGAACGACGGGACAATAATTCCTGGTCTGTGGTTTTATTTCAACCGGATGACGGCCCCTTTGGCAATATTAATATCAGCGCCATTACTATCGCTCCATCGGCTTTAACAGGTGATATTACGCTCACTACCTCTAAAGCTTATTGGAAGTCTACGATGGTAGGAGAGTTGTATAAGCTCACATCAGCAGGACAGACTGTTCAAGCTTCTGTCACAGCTCAAGATGAGTTTACAGGCTCAATTTTAGTGACGGGGGTTGGAACCTCAAGAGATTTCAGTCTTTCCATTGCAGGCACTTGGTCGGCCACTGTTACTCTGCAAAGGTCTACCGATGATGCCACCTGGGAAGATGTTGAAACTTACACAACCAATACCTCTGTTACTTTTAGTGACGGCCTGGATAATTTGCAATATTACTATCGAATAGGCGTTAAGACCGGAGACTTTACCTCTGGTACGGTTGAGCTGTCCTTAGCCTTCTCAGGCGGGTCATTAACTGGTATTGCAAGGGTCACGTCTTACACCAGCACCACAGTAGTCGATGCGGTTGTCCTGGTCGCCATGGGAGCCACCGACGCTACCGGTGATTGGTACCGATCACAATGGTCAGACCATCAAGGCTGGCCATCGGCTGTGGGATTTTATGAAAGCCGATTGTGGTTTTCGGGTAAAGGCGGGATATGGGGTTCGGTATCGGATGGATACGAATCACACGATAATGATGTTGTAGGGGATTCCGGGCCTATTAATCGAACCTTTGGGTCAGGCCCTGTGGATGTGGTGAACTGGTTATTACCCATGCAGCGGCTGATGATAGGCACGGCCACCAGTGAGAAATCAGCGCGCTCTACCTCCTTTGATGAGCCGTTAACCCCGACCAACTTTAATATTAAAGCCCCTTCGCGCCAAGGATCTTCGCGTGTTGGCCCTATTAATGACGGATCTATTGGGTTTTTTGTCCAACGCTCTGGAAATCATCTTTATCAATTACAATTTGATTTAGAAGATTATAAGTCTGTTGATTTATCTCAACTCATACCCGAGATTGGCGAACCTTTTATCACTCGTTTGGCCATACAGAAAAAGCCAGACACGAGAGTCCATTGTGTGAAATCCGATGGAACAGTGGCTTTACTGGTAAAAGATGACGCTGAAAATACCTTAGCTTGGGTGGATATTAATACTCTTGGCGGTCAGATCGAGGACGCTTATGTTTTTCCTGCACAAGCGGGTGAAGCAGAGGACGCGGTTTACTACACCGTAAGACGAACGATTAACGGTTCTGTTGTTCGATACCGGGAAAAATGGGCGTTTGAGTCTAACGCTGAGGGCGGGGAAACGGGTAAAATAGCGGATTCTTTTGTTTACTATGCCGGTGGAAGTACCAGTACATTAACGGGGCTGACTCATCTTGAAGGCGAATCGGTGGTTGTGTGGGGGAATGGTAAAGACCTGGGGGCTTACACGGTCTCTGGGGGGCAAATTACCCTTTCTGAGCCTGTTACCTCCGCGTGTGCCGGATTGACGTATAACTGGCAGTACAAGTCTGTAAAATTGGCGTATGGCGCCAGAATGGGAACGTCATTGCTCCAGGTTAAAAAAGTCAATCAGTTAGGCGTTATTGCCAGAAACATGCACCCCCAAGCTTTTCAATACGGTGCGACTTTTGATAGTTTATTCGACCTTCCTGCTGTGGAAGACGGGCAGACAGTGAGTACGGATGTGGTTCACTCTAATTATGACGAACCCACTTTTCCTTTTGATGGTGAATGGGATACTGACTCAAGAATTTGTTTGCAAGGCTCAGCGCCCAAACCCGTGACTTTGTTAGCTTTAGTGTACAGTTTGGAAACTCATGATAAATCGTAAAATAGACATTGTGCCATTAACGCTGAAATTATGGTTACAAGTGGACAAAGACCCACCTCCCTATACGGTTCAGGGGTTTGCCGGTGTAGAAGATGGCAAGGTGCTAATTTTAGGCTGTGTCATACGATCCGGTGTTGAGACGTTTTTGCTGTTTGAAAACACTGTTGATATTACTTTGCCCATTAAACGAGCCTTAATTAAGGGCTGGCGAGCCTTAAAACCTTTCGTTAAGCCGGATACTATTATTGTGCAAAACACAGAGCTATCAACGTCTGATGGCTTTATTAAGCATTTCGCGGGGGATTTATGGCGTTTCTAGCCGCGGCGGCCCCTTACATGCAGGCCGCTGGTGCCGCTGTCGCTGTTGGCTCTACGATAGCGCAAGGCAATATCCAAGAACAGACAGCGGCCATACGTGCGAAACAATTGCGAGAGCAAGGTTTGGCGGATCAAGCTGAATCTCAGTTGGTTGCCAGAGAAGAGAGTAAAAAAGCCGAATACCTTACTTCCAGAGTTAGAGCCTTAACGGGCGCTTCTGGGACAGGTTTTGACAGCCCCAACGTTGTAGATACGATTGGCGATATCGACGAACAAGGGGCTTATAATGCTCTTGCGGCGTTATATGCTGGCAAGTCTTCGGCTCGCAGCAAAAGACTCGCGGCTAATATGGCGATTGCTGAAGGAAAGAGCGCGAAAACTCAAAGTCGGGCCAGTGCTTTTAGTACTATTTTAACGTCCGGCGAATCCTTCGCTTCAAGGTACGGTTAATGCCAAAACTTCCCACCGCTCAACAATTAGGCGCTCGGATTCCCCAAGATCGCAGCAACGTGGTCACAGGGAATTTTGACACGTCTGGATTTCAGCAATTAGGTCAGACTGTTGAAGCGTTTGGGGCGGGGATTAAAGACCGCCAAGACGCGATGAATCTCCAGAAAGCCAAGACTCATTGGTCTAAAGCGAAGCTAGCAGCCGATAATGCGTTTGACCAAGATAATGACTTTGAAACCTATGTTGAACGTTATAACGAAGCATTAGGTAAGGCCGAAGAGCAAGCCGGTGAAATGATTACTAACTCACGGATGAAAGAAATTTTCAAAGACGATATTTCTCTTTCTCGCGCTCAAGGCGTGGAGTCAATGAAAGACTTCGCTTTTAGCAAAGAAACGGAGTCCGGTCTCGCTACCCTTCAACAGATTTTAGATGATAATCGTGAAATTGCGTTAAATGCGACGACCAACGCTGACAGAGAAAGTGCCTTTGACACCATGAATGACGCCATAGGTACCGCTGAATTAGTGGGTTATGTGGACGCTGACAATGCTCAGATCATGCGGAAAAAAGTCGGCACTGATGCCGCTATAGGAACTATTCAAGTTCAAGACCTGAAAACTCAACAACAAATGTTGGCCAACAACGAAGGGCCTGCTGAGCTGATTCCTACCGATGTTCGGAAAAGCATGTTGGAGAACGTCAATAATCGTTTGGTGAATCAAGAAGGCATGATCAAGGCCGATGAAATACGAGCGCAAGGTGGTGATTTAACCGAACGCCTGGACAGTGTGAGAAAGATCAAAGATCCCGATATTCGCAAAGCGGCACAAATTCAAGTTGAGCACGATTATGCAATGGAAAGAACGGCTAAGGGTGAATTGTTTTCAGAAAATTACAGCGATGCTCGCAAGGCGCTAAACGCTGGGTCTTCTATCGGTGAATGGATACAGCAAAATCCTGAGCAGTGGGACGGTATGACCGGCGACCAACAGGCCCAATTATTAACAGGTGGCAAACAAACCACAGACTTTGCCCTTTATCATAATTTAAACATGATGCTAGCCGACTCCCCAAAAGAGGCTTATCAGACATTTTTAAAAGAAGGTCATCGATTAGCCCCGGCTGAGTTCAAAGAGCTGTCAAAACGTTTTGCAGGCGCCTCAGAAGAACCTGAACCCATAGACTCGCTACGCTCTGAGTTTAACACTTGGGCCAAGCGCTTTAATTTGAGCGAAGAAGATAATGGTTTGGCTGACCAACGATTAAAACGAGAATACGAATTATGGGTTAGAGCTAATCCAGGTAAAGAATTAGGCTTTAAAGATCAGCAGGAAATTATGTCCTCTGTTTACGATTGGAGTGCCAATACGTTCTTTGGCTTTAAAACCGGTGGCAAGACATTCAGATTTGAATTGCCTCCCGTAGAGGCCGATCGTAAAAAGTTAGAAGACAAAGCAACGGAATATGAGGAAATTTACGGGGAACCGCCCGACGATCAAACCATGATTCGCATTCGAGACAAAATGATACGTGACGGCCTGATACCTGAATATGAGTGAATTCTTTAAAGAACTTGAGGAGGAAACGCTACGCGATACAAAGCTAAATTTAGATCGTGCGCAAAACCCTGACCAATCGGCCAAGATTTACAATCTTTCTGACCGTACCGGATTCCCCCCTGATTACGTGGAAAGAAATACCAATGAAGTCCAGTCGCAAGTCGATTATGACGACCTTTCCCCACTGCTTGCTGATTTCTTACGAGAACGAAAAAACGCTGAAGTCTCTCGCGACGACCTAGAAAATCTGAAATGGTGGGAGACGGTGGGGCGCGAAGCCAAGAACGTTGGCAAGATAGGCCAAGCAGCGGCTCTAACGGCTTCTGGTGGGCTTTATGCGGCGACCGGATCTTTATTTGACTTAGCTTCAGACATTACCACAGCCCCCTTCACGCCCTTTATGTCACCTGAAGAAATCAAAGAGCAAGATCTTTTTGGTGCGGCGGGTCGATATTTGGGTGGTATCGGTCAAGCTGAAATAGCCAAAGGTCAAAGGGCTTTACCCAAGCCTGGTGAAACTTACGTCCCTGCCCCGGTAATCAGCGGTGTTCAGTCCTTTTTCACCAATTTAACGGCTTTGGGTGCCGGTCTAGCGACTCGAAACCCCAACACGGCTTTAGCCATCATGGGTACCCAGACCTATGGTACTTCTTATGCTCGGGCTAAAGATGCGGGTCTCAGTAATTACAACGCCTTTACCTTTGCATTAAGTGACGGCATGGCCGAAGTGGTGACTGAAAGAATCCCAGCGTTTAAATTATTCGATGATTTAGCTAAAGATACCGGTTTGGTAAAAACCATACTCGGCCAAATGGCTAGAGAAATTCCCACCGAGCAAGCGGCCACCCTCTGGCAAGACGCCAATGCCTGGGCTGCCATCAATCCTGATAAAACCCTATCTGAATTCGTGGCTGAACGACCTGGTGCCGCAGTAGACACTTTAATTTCTACCGTAGTCGCGACCGGCTTACAAACCGCCTCGATTAGTGCGATTAATAAACTCACTCGTGAGCAGTCCCAAATTCAACAAATGGCGGACAAGGCCAAAGAATCCAAAGTCCTGCAACGCTCTCCAGATGTTTTTGCGCAACACCTTCAAAACGTGGTGGAAGAATACGGGCAGGCTGATATTTATCTGAACGCTGAAGAGGTGGGATCATTATTAAATCAAGAAGCGCTGGAAGACGGGCCGGAAATTGCGTTAATCCGTGAACAACTGGCCGAAGCTCAAGCCCTGGGCGGCGATATAGTCATTCCTATTGAACAGGCTGGCCCTTTGCTGGCTTCCAAGAATTACGAAACTCTAAAGCCTTTAATGCGCCTTTCACCCGAGTATGAGGGTGAAGCCGATGCGGCGGCTATTTTAGCTGAAGCCAGTCAGAACGTAGATCTGAAAACTCGCGCTGATGAGATATACGCCGAAGTCTCACAACAACTTATCGAGACTGGACGACTGACTCCAGCCGCTGCTAAGACTTCCGCTACGCTAATTCCTGCTTATGTCACCACTAAGGCTGCTCGTACCGGCTTAACGGTCGATGAAGTGTACGAAATGATGGGATTAAAGATTGTTGGGCCTGAAGCGGAATTAACCGGTGCGGTTTTAGATCAAGCGCTTGAAGACAAAAAAGAAGCCGCTAAAACCACCATCAACACCTTACTGATTGAGGAAAAGGTTAAACCTGAAGATTCATTCAGAGGTACGTCTATTGCTGAGCTTCAAGCCATTGCGAATCTGGAAGAGCTTCAAGTAGGTCGAGATTTTGAAGGCCAGCCCGGTATATCAGCCACTCTAATCAATGATGGCCAATTCCCTGTCTATGGTGAGGGTGTCGGTATATTAGTGCCTGAGCAGCACACAGAAGCCTCTGGACGCGCTTCTGAGGTGCTGGTGAATGAAAGCACCGATCCTAAAGATTTGCGGTACGTTATCGAAGGTGAGGTTTTATCGTTTGAGGAGCTTCAGGAAAAATACCACGATCCTGATTTCAAGAAAGAGGAAACTGAATTTTTCGAGGAATTTCTTGGGAAGGAGTTATTTCAGGATGAGCTTGGCTTTTTCTCAGGCTTATCCGATGCCGTTGGCAAATTAAAACAAGAATCTGGCCCCGCTCAACAGATGCTAAATACCATCAAAAAACAACCTGGAGTGAAAGCCGAAGAGCTGGAATGGACTGGCCTTGCAGAATACCTAAGTGCTAAAAAAGAATCCGGTGAGAAAGTCACTAAGCAAGAGATTCAGGACTTTGTGGATAGCAATGGTGTCCAGATTGAAGAGGTTCGGAAAGGAGCGGGAATATCCCAAGAAAGCGAAGATGTTTTGGCTCAGCTAGAAGATCGAGAACCGAGAGATTTGGGCGGTCGAACAGATGCAGACGGTACTAAATTCCAAGACTACCAACTTCCAGGCGGCGAGAATTACCGCGAGGTGTTGCTGACGCTGCCTGCTAAACAGTTTGATTCAAATGAACTGAAGCGTGTTAATGCAAGACTTAAAGAGCTGGATAATTCATACAATCCAGAAACAGATTACTATGACCGCGATAGCGGAAAAGAGCCTACAGCGCATTACAGAGAATATACAGAGCTTACAAAAAGAAGAATAGAGCTTGAAAAAGGAACTCCAGCAGAGAGCAAGCAGAGCGGTGCGTCAGGCAGAAGAGACGAATTCAAATCTACCCATTTCGACGAACCCAACATCCTTGCCCATGTTCGCTTAAACGACCGCATTGATTCGGATGGCAATAAGGTTTTGTTTGTTGAAGAAATCCAGAGCGATTACGGACAAGACGCCAGAAAAAAAGGTATTGAGAAAAGATATAAGCCGGAAGATGTTCAGCCTCTGATAGAAGGGTTGCCAGAAGCCTCTCAGCCAGAATTGTTTTGGTATTTTAGGGTGCCAGATAATGTTTTACAGATTCCAAAAAGTAAATACAAGACTGAGGCTGAGGCCAAAGATTATGTGGTCAGAGAAAAGCTTGCCAGAACAGGAGTGCCAAACGCCCCATTCATAGGCTCAACTAACGCATGGGCCGAGCTTGCCATTAAACGCATTCTAAGAATTGCCTCTGAAGAAGGTTATGACTCTGTATCGTGGACAACGGGAGAGCAGCAAGCTGATAGGTATGATCTGAGCGAAAAGGTTGAGGCTATAGGGTATCGAAAGCATGGTGATGAATACGAGCTGGAAATTACAGATAAAAATCTTAATGAAATTAATTTGCCGCAATCGCGATATAAAGCAGATGAATTAGATTCCGTTGTTGGAAAAGAAATAGCTGAAAAAATAATAAACGGAGAAGGGGAAAGCAATATTTACGGAACCAGTTTGTCAGGTGTTGACCTCAAGATTGGAGGTGAAGGAATGCGTGGTTTTTATGACCGCACCCTACCCAACATCTTCAAAAAGGTGGCTAGAAAGCTGGATAAATCGGCCAAGGTATCGGTAGTTGATTTACCGGATATTGGCGAAGTGTTCAATGTAAGTTTGACTGACAAAGCAAAAGGTTCAGCGCTTGAAGGCCAGCCCCTATTTCAAGATGAACAGAAAGGCGTTCGCGGAAAAATCCTACTCTTACCTGATTCAGCCATAATCCAGCTAACCGAAGCGTCAAATTTAAGCACCTTTCTCCATGAATCCGGTCATCTGTTTTTGGCTATGGAAGAGAAAATCTATGGCCATCCGAAGGCAACCCCTCAAATTAAGGCCGATGGCGATGAGATTTTAAAATGGTTGGGAGTGGAGTCTTTTGCGGATTTAAACCGGTATGAGGTAGACCCAAAAACAAAAAAACGGGTTCGAACCAAAGAATCAACAGATGCTCTTGAGAAATTTGCACGAGGCTTTGAGAGATATCTAAGCGAAGGTAAAGCCCCGTCCATCGGCCTTCAGTCGGCTTTCCGTCGATTTGCAGCTTGGTTAAAACAGGTCTATCGAGATCTTACCCGCCTAAACGTTGAATTAAACGACGAAGTTCGCGGTGTGATGGATCGAATGTTAGCCACTGACCAAGAAATTGACCGCGTAAAAGGCAACTTCGATCCTCTGTTTGAATCGGCTGAAGATGCCGGTATGACTCAGGCTGAATATAAGACTTATTCAAAACAGTCCACCTCCGAGGGTGCGAAAGAATTGCTTCAAACCAAGATGGTTAAGCAGTTGGAGCGCACCTATAAGAAGTGGTGGAAGGATGAATCAGCGGTTGTGGCTAAAGGCGTTCGAGAGGAGCTGATTAAAAACCCACTTTACTCGGCCACAGAAACCCTAAAAAGCAGCGAAGGGCCAAAACTATCAAAGGCTAAAGTGCATGCTGAACTGGGCCAGATAACCCCAAGATTTAGAGGTATGACCGCTGAAGATGGCATGGACTCTGATGACTTGGCCGCACTATTTGGTTTTGCTTCAGGCAATGAATTAATTCACGTCATTGAAGAAAGCCCCACTCTGGCACAAGAAACCCAGCGACTGACTGAATCTGAAATGGTTCGACGCCATGGGGATATTTTAAATGACGGAACGATTCAAGAAGAAGCGGAGGCGGCGGTTAGGAACCCTGAGAGAGCACGAAAGCTAATAACAGAGTTAAATGCTATAGCCAGAAAGAATAACACCAACGCTATTGATCGAGATGCCCTAAAAGTTTATGCCAAAGAGACCATCGCAAAGCTACCTTTTTCAAAAATCCGTCCGGCTCAATATCGGTCGGCTGAGATACGTGCTGCGAAACAATCAGTTGAGGCGAAAAATAAAGGCGATTTCGGCGCGGCACAGAAGGCTAAGACGCAAGAGCTAATGAACTTCTATCTGTCCCGCGAGGCCACACAGGTGCGCGAGAAGACGTTAAGAATCAGAGCCTCTTTGCAATCGATCAAAGGGCGGAAATTTGACTCCAAAAAGTACAACAATGAAATTGTTAACGAAGCCAAAGTATTGATTTCTGTCTTTGATTTCAGAAAGTCCAATCGAGAATCAGTTGAGCTGGCTGAAGCGCGCTTAAAAGGCGTGAGAAACTGGATTGAGTCGCAACAAAAAGACCCTGATACGTATTTGGTGGAAGCTGAGATTTTAGGGAAATTAACAGCCTGGAATGACATGACCTCTGAAGACCTTCGAGGTCTTAATGATATTGTGACCTCAATTATTAAGTCGGCCAAGCTGGTAGACACTGAAGCTTACAAGGCCAATATTGATCAAGGTCGAGAATGGTTAAAAGAGAATCGGATAGAAAACTATGAAACGGAAGTGGATACGGACACTCCATGGGTAAAAGCTAAGCGTATCACTCAAGAATTATTCTCTTCGCTGCGCAAAATGGAATCCTTGGTTCGTCAAGCGGACGGCATGAACGAACAGGGTTGGTTATGGAAACAAACCATTAAACCCTTATTGGATGCCTCAACCACAGCCCTAACCATGAGGACGGACGCTCACAAGCACTTGAATGAAATGTTTGAAGGGTACGAGAATGCCTTCAATGGCCTGAGAGACAAACGAACTTTTACACTGGATTCTGGGCGAAAGGTTTCTTTATCGTATGGGGCCAGACTGTCTTTGGCTTTGAATATGGGCAACGAAAGCAACCGTGAAGCATTGTTGAACCAAGAGAAGCTGTTACCCGATGACCAGCCCTTAATGACAGAGAACGATCTTGATAAAATCGTAGCAACCTTATCTGACAAAGATTGGGATCTGGTTCAAAATGTCTGGGATTACATCGATACTTACTGGAAAGATATTTCGGCATTAGAGATTCGGCGGTCTGGGGCGGCTCCTGAAAAAGTACAGCCGGCACCTTTTGTAACATCTTCTGGAAAGGAAATGAAAGGTGGCTACTACCCGCTGGTAGGTGATCCGCTGAGTGATCCGAAACAGCAGGAAATCGACACGCAATATCAAAGCTTTATGGCCGGTGGTGCCGCGAAGCTTTCTACGAAACATGGATCTACTATCGAACGTGTTGGATTTGGCGGACGGAAAGTTGATCTTTCCGTTAATGTTTTATTCAATCATATTGATGGTGTGATCCACGACCTGACTCACTGGGAACCGGTGCGCGATGTCAGCCGAGTCTTAAAAAACCGAAAGATTAAAAGCGAGTTAATTACCAGTTTAGGTCTTGCCGGTGAAGCGACTATTACAAACCGTTTAAAAGAAGTCGCCAGTGGCCCACAGAAAATCAACGGACTTCGCGGAATAGAACGTTTTCTACGTCATGCCAGATTGGCCGCTACTTACAGCGCGTTAGGGTATTCGGTCAGGACTTCCTTAATGAATACTCTGGGTTTGACGACTGGGATAGCTGAGCTGGACGCCAAGATTGTAGCAGCGGCTAGTGTTGAATTTTACGCAAACCCCAATAAAATGAGCGACTTTATTCAGTCGAAATCAGAATATATGGTCAATCGCGGTGAAGTGATTAACCGGGATATTGCCCAGATCCGACAGAATTTAAAAGGCAATACCGCTTTCAATAAAATCAAGAATAATGCTTTTGGCATGATGACCCTCACAGATAGAGCCATTACAAGGCCTATTTGGTTAGCCGCTTATCGTCAAGGCGAGTCGATGTTTGAGACCGAGCAGGAAGCCATAGACCACGCTGACAGGGTAGTGGCAAGAACCCAAGGCTCTGGCTTGGATTTGGACTTAGCCAACGTAGAGACCCGTAGTGAGCTTATGAAGACCATGACGGTCATGTTCAGTGCGATGAGCGCGATTTACAATATTTCTGTTGAGCAAGTCAAAAGATATAAAGCAGGTAAAATTAGCAAGACTGACTTACTGCTAAAAATGGGCTGGTTGATTGTTATTCCAGGCATTGTCGAGATGTTAATATCTGGTGGCGGAGACGATGAGCCAGCAAAAGAAATTACTGAGTCGGTGGTGTATTATGGGCTTGGACTATTCCCTCTAATCCGAGAGGGTGCCAGCTATGCGAAGTATGGAAGTTCTTTTCCCACTCCAGCCGCACAGTTAGCCACCTATCCTTTTGAGGCCATGGATCTTGTGTACGATACACTGCACCCAGACGAGGAAGTCACAAAGAAAGAAATGATGCGGTTTTTATCCAGTACCGCGGGTGTTTTCCATGTACCCGGAGGAAGGCAGTTTGAAAGAACGGCTGGCTATTTGATTGATTTACAAGACAATGAAATTGATGAGTTTTCACCTTATGGGCTTATCGTCACAGGCAAAGAATGAGCTTTTTTACGATTAGGTGTGATGGTGTTTCTTCACCCTTGCGCCGACATTATAACCCAATTATTGGAGGTGTGTTTTGGTAAGTACTGGAGTTTCACGTATTGAAGGAATTGACCCTAGCGTCGCTCAGAAGGCGCCCGTAGTGGTGGCCACAACCGCAAATATCACTCTAAGTGGTTCTCAAGCTATTGATGGTGTAACGGTCTCAGAAAGCACGACAGATACGCCTACGCGGGCACTGGTGAAGGATCAGACCATTACCACAGAGAACGGCATCTATGATGTTATGGATGCCTCTTGGATTCGATCTGATGACTTCAACGGCACTCGTGATGTGGTTGATGGAACTTTAGTTCTAGTGACCAGCGGTTCTACTCAAGCCAACTACAGATATCGATTAAGCGTTTCAGGAGAAGTAACTTTTGGGACTACGGCGATTGTGTTTACTGAATTCACCGAAGACGCCGCTACTCTTCAAACACAGTTACTTCAAGCTACGGATAATTTTCTTTACAACGGAGATATGGAGCTTCAAAGGAAGACTGGGGACGATTCCTTACCGACTTCTCCAGCTATTATTAATGTAGACGAGTGGTATGTTTTTCAAAATAGTGTCAGTGAGGGGACATCCGCACAAAACGCGGAATCTCCCGCTGGGTTTAATAATTCATTGCGAATAGGTAGAGGCAATGGCTTGTCTGGGCTTAACGCGATGGGATGCCAGCAAGGCTTGCTAACGGCTGACTCTATCGGGATGGCGGGTCGGGACGTTACTTTAAGTGTTTATTTCAAAGCGGGGACTGGATTTTCAGGAGCCAATGTTAACGTTGCTGTTTTTACCGGAACCGGAACGGATGAAGACCCCGCCAATATGTCAGCCTGGACAGGCGTTTTAACGCCAATAGGAACGACTCAGGTCATTACATCGTCTTGGGTTAAATACTCCTACACAGCGGCTGTATACGGCTCTATAGGGGCTTCTGCCACTCAAGTGGGGGTCAGGTTCTTTTATACTCCCGTAGGGACAGCAGGGGCTGATGATAACTTGTATGTTGCTGGTGTTCGGCTTCATATCGAGGACATTGAGAATGGGTATCCGAGGCGTCTTTTTTATCTAGAGTCAATGGCGTTAAGACGATCTCCCGCCCCGGCTGGCAGGGTATCCAATATGGGCGGGTCTGATCCTTTCAGCCAGTGTCATTTTTTAGCATTTAACGGGAATACAATTCTTATTGGAGGGAAAGAAGAGGTTATCCCAAATGGCGCTCTTAGCGTATCTGGTGGAGTTATCGCGACTTATGCGAGCTGTTCTATTGATAGAGTGTTAGCGCAAACTCTAGCAACGGATACTAAGTATTACATTTATGCTTATATGCTGAATGGAGTAATGACGTTAGATTTTTCAACAACTACTTGGTTTAATGATTTGTTTTACGGTGTGCGGATTAAAACGGGTGATCCTGCTATGAGTCTTGTAGGATACATGTATTCAGATGCTAACTCACAGTCTCGCGGTAACGCGACTATGCAAACGATTATTTCTAACTTTAATCGTATCCGATACACTTTATTTACGAATTTAAGCGGGACAACAACCTCAGTATCATCCCTAACTGAAATTAATTCAGCACAACGAATTAAAATCATTCAATGGGGTGATGATCTAGCTTTTCCTGTCTGTTATCCAAACTGCCAAATGAGTGTTACAGGAACGGCACAAGTAGCCATTGGAATGGCGGCTGATGATATAGCGGCAATGGCTGCACAAGGGCCTGGAGTATCAGCGACCTTTTCAACAACCACCTCCCGCGCCGAATCTATGTCTGTCCAAATGCCACAGCCTGGAGATGACAGATTCATGTCTGTTAGTGTAATGGCGACCCAAGGACAGGCCGGTACATTTACGATTAATGATGGCATGATGTTTATGAACAATATCCAAGCCTAAGCCCATATCTCTCTTTCTTTCGTTTCCTGGGCTTTCATTTCTGTGAGAAGATTGTCAAAAGAAGCGTCACAGGGGTCAATATCAACAAGTGTTTCATTCCCATTGATAGACAGTTTTAGGATTAAAGGCTCATAATCCTTTTTGAAGTCATCTTGAGGAATTCCCTTACTGGATAGGGGGACGCGAAGCCGCACAACTTTACCGGCTGGAATTCTCAAATCATGAGTGCAATCGGTTAGGTGCTGGGCGTTAATGTGTAGCGGGTATTCTCCAATTGACCCCTCGATACAATCAATTGTCTCTTTGGCTTCAATAGACACCTGGACAGCATTAACCAGTGTCCTTTCCGGCTGCTCCTCGCAGCACGATTGCGGACAAATCATTCCGGCAGGATTGGCGTTTTTAGGGCATTCGTCAAATGGTTTATCTTTTGTATGATTGCAATATTTGCACACATACGCCAAAGGGGTATAGGTCATACTGAGAAAACCGTCCTCAATGATTAAATCCCCATCACCACAATCGATTCTTTTCATAGCGCCTCCTAAATCCTCATTATATCACAGCTTATTCGACGCTGACCTATCACATACTGAAACACATAATACCCGGCTCTTAGCCCAAGATAGATACAAGGGATTCCATCTTCATCTATGAGCCGGTCGCCCTCTACAGGCATTGGGTTGAGTAGCTTATTCATTGTGTTTTCCCTTGTATTATGTTGTTAATACCGCGTGATACGGCCTGTTCATCGGTGTTGGTGTAGGGTGTTGGTGGTGGAATCTTTATCCATTGGCTACTTGTCGTGGAAAACACATCGTTATTAGGGTGGAGGTATTCAGCAACTCCCCAGCTCATGCGCATTCTTCCTTCTGTTTTAGGTGTCATGGTTTTCCGCCTATCGCTTACTCTTCGGTCTGGTCTGTCTCGCCCCGAAAAATTATTAAAAACGTGATTACTAGAGCAGATATATTGGGTTAAGTTTTCATGTATCTGGTGAGACCTAAATACATCGCCACAAAAACATTTTTCAGTATTAAATGTGTACGATCTGGCGTGATATCCTTTATCTTCTTTTCGTCTATCACTCATGGTTGTTCCTTAGTTTTATAGCTTAAGCCATTCTCTGTTTTTTCTATTGTATAGCCCAGTTCATTAACAAATACATTCATCATTCGCAAGTCGCTATCAAGCTCCTCTATCCTCTTGGCTTGAGCTTCACATTTATCTTTTAGATTCAAATAGGGTCGGTATTTATCATTTTTCACCATCTTCTGATAAATAGCCTCAAAGACTGGTTTATATGATTCTGGCTTAATACTCACAGTTACAACTTTTGGCTGTCTCGCCTCCTCCTCCGGGTCTGCAAGTGGGTTAATAGGTTCGCAAAATGTCACTGCCATGGGGCTTGGCAGATCAGCCCCCCAAGCGGCCTCACCAACATTTTCAGTAATGGCTATATACAGATCAATCATTACCTCATATTCATCACTCATACATTTACCCCGTTACTATTCAATGCCGTACAAATAGCCGCAAGCACAACTGGCGACATTCTTTTGTTGGGTCGTCGATACTTATCCGGGTCGCGCTTACGATCTTCTCTATAGGCTTGATCTTCATCAAATAGAGCGTTATGCCTCTCTGCTGCCAGTTTTTTCTTTTGTGCGTTACCCACGTTTATTTACTCCTTAGTAATGTCAGTTAATCGGAAATACCAAAGGGCCATCGACATAACAAAAACCTTTCTTGCTGATATTATCAACGAGCTGGTCGGCCTGATCCCATCTTTTATAGCCCATGTAAATTCTAATTTTATTGATAGTGGGCGGCGTTAAGCAGGACTTGATATAGCTAAGCCCCTTTTTCTGTTGAGGTGATAATGGTATGTTGAGTTGTGGGCCTATGCTCATGCGTTCACTTCCTCAAAATACTTATTTTCTTCGTTGGTTAGCTTACTGCACAGCATTTGCAGGGTGTCACCATCCAAACCTTCCACAGCTTCACCTATCCCGATATCATCCATATTGCTGATAGCCGCCTGTAATCCCGTTAGAAGGTCATCGAATACTTGCTGACCTTGCGCCTTCAGTCCATTGACAATGGCCCCATACTCCCCTTTTTTGCCTTTAGGGAACGAATGCAAGAGGGATACTTTAACCCCGGCGCTAGGGCTTGAAGCATCATGGCCGAATGACTCCATAAAAACGTACATCCCAAGTGCGTCCTGTTTCTCGATGAGTTGGTCAAAGTAGCTCTTTTGGTCGGGCGTATAGGTTTCGTAGCTTGGCTCTGTAGCCTCAATAGGCTGCGACTCTTGGATTCTTTCGCCTTCATCGGGGTCATAGATGCCAGAGAAGCTAAAAGCGTATCTAGCGGCCTGTATAGCAGCCTTATGCCTAAGCATTCTGGCTGGCCACTTTTTCCAGGGGGGGGTCTCGCGCTTGCACTCGCTCATGTATTCAGTAACCGCTACCGGGTGCTCTCGGTCTTTTCGGTAGATCTTGCAAGTAATAGCCTCCAGATTTCCGCCCTCGTTGAATTTGTCCTCAAACTCCATCCCATTGAACTGAGGATTTGAATTAACCATTTTCATCCATCCGTCAACGGATACAATCGGATTAATACCCCCGTTAGCAGGGAAAGCGTAAATCTCTTTAGTGAACGGGTTTAGGTTGTATTCATTAGCAACTACAAGTAAAGACATCATTTGTTCATTGCTAACCTGTACATTGCCGGACTGTTTAAACGCGGTAGCCTTTAAAGTGTGCAAAAGCTTCTCTGAGTCAACGCCATATTTCCCGGCAAACTGCTTTACTAAGCTTTTTTGTTCTGGTCTAATCTCTGCGATGTTTGTTGCTTCGTTCATAGTGTTTAACCCTTAGTTAATATTCCACTTGTGCTCAGGATCTGGAACAAATGTTATCGAATAAGCATCACTTTGATGAGGCCCGTAATTATTTGACGCTCCTGTCTGAAAAGACTGTCTGACGATCCATCCACCAAACACGAATAGTCTTTCTAGGCTCTCTGAAAACTGGTGGTACTCATCAGCGCCACCTACTACTTGAAATTTTTCCCATTTCATATACTTACCTATTAACTGTTAACTAAATGTTCTTCGGCGTATTCCATAGCGTGGTCAGCGTCCATAAATACTGATTCACCATGAATGAAAACTGGGCCAATGAGATTATCTTCACTATCTTCCATTTTCATACCGAAATATTCTGTAAGCACTTTTTTTTGACGCATGAAAATTATCTCTGACAATCCTCGTTTTTGAGCCTCAAGATTTTCGATTGCTTCCATATAAGATAAAAATATTTCTTTTTTCATATCTCTATTATCCCATATCCCATTGCAGGTAATTAGATTGATTGTTAATTAACAGGGGTGGCGTTATTCAGTAATTCCCAATCGCCACATTCATTGTTTTCATTCAGCGCTCCTTGATCGATGTCTACTTCAAACTTCAAGCAATTAAAAACCGGATACTCGTAATCTGTGCTGCCTGGATCACCGTTATGATTTCGATTGTAGAAAGTTTCGCTATCTTCATATAAGTGGACGCAATTACCACACCTGCTCCTATGCGGGTTCTTTTTGCACTGGCGCCTTTCGTGTCGCTTAACGCTGCTTTTATGCCTGCTCGACATGCCGCAAAAAGAGCATCCGTAGGCGCTTATTAACTCCATACCATCCTCTCTATATGCTGTTAATTAAAGTGACTCGACGAACTCTTTTGATTCTTTCAGTCCTGTTCCTGTGGCATTCCGCCAGCACTTGATAGCATTAATTTTTTTACCTTGACGCATTAGATCCATGCATTCTAGTTCTGCTTTTATTTTTGGATCTTGCGTGGCTCCGAACTTGTAAGCAGCCTTACAAAAAGTCGCCGGGGCTTCTTTTGCTATCTCCCATGCCAGCCCGACAAAATCCAAAGATTCATGTTTTTCAAGTATTTTCATTGCTTCTTTGTGCGCTTTGCTCATATCGGTATCCTCTCTATAAAATCCACCAACACCATAACAATAATGTATATTGTAAATAGTGTTAGGGGGTGTTTAGGTTTCATTCTTCCCACCCGCCCTCGCAATCGCACCCTTCTACATCGCATTCGCCCCATCCATGCTCGTCGGGTTCGTGATCACAAGTGCAGCCAAAAAAAAAGGGTTCTGGATACTCAAATTCTTCATCTTCTTCATCTTCGCCTGACATCACTTACCCCTTATTGGTTATACCCGGAAATAATTGTTCCATAGCTCTATTCACAGCCAAAGATACTTTTTCAGAAGCGGATTTATCGGCCTGTATTTCTTCATCGCTCAATAAAGGCTCTTCAATCCAGCCACCAATACATCGGCCATCAAGCTTTAATCGTTTAGCTTCTGAATCAAAATCAACGGCTGAAGTTTCGGCGGGTAGATCTGCGCTATATATCATTTATCACGCTCCTGTATCATGGCTTTTAATTTGTTTTTAATATCAGGGATTAAGCCATAAGCAAGGCTGTCTAGTTTTGCATCGGCTTGCTTTCTAAATATTGATTCGGTCATTGTTTTAGGCGGCTCCATATAATCAAATGAAGCGCTAATATTTATTACAAGCTTTGGCTCACTCATTTATCACGCTCCTCTAGCTTACGTTTATGCTCTGCAATGGCTCGCTCTAAATCGTCAAGACTAGTAAGGGTCATTCCCTCGATCATCTCGTTAGAGCCGCAATGTATGTCTATCTTGCCATCCTTGTGTGACCATATTTCAACGCGGCCAACTTCCGTTCTAATCATTTATCACGCTCCAGTAAAATCAACATAAATAACATTGTCAGATCTGCCAGTAATAAATACATCGGTAATCGGCTCATCTTTAGTATTGCCCGTTTCTTTATCGACCTCTGCAAATAGCCGGTCAATTGCTTCTGAAATGTCTTCGCGTTTCATATTAATTACCTTTGCTGGTTAAACCGCTATTAGAGGCTGTGCTGCGATTTATCTTGCCTTGGGAGACTCAAAACCTATATCTACAGCACAGCTTTTAATAATGGTCTATATAGCCATCCTTGGCAGTTTATCCGTGGGTTAATCTATTGCGGCAGCAGGGAGCTTGCAACTGATCCGTTATACTGAACCACTCTAAAAAACAATTCGTTGCAGTCCGGGCATGTTACGCACGAATCAAACACATCTCCCTCTTCGCTTGGCTTTATAGCGCCTATCTCGCTGCTGCATGTAGGACACTTGCCTGTGGTTTTTCTTTCCTCTGGAAATTGATCAAGGTATTTATCAAGTTTTTCTCTTTGTGATCTGCTCATCTCTATTCCCCTTATTCGTTTAACGTGGTGAAAGTATTAGATACTCTTTAGGTATCTGCTTTTTGCATTCTGGCCCAATACAGACTTGGAATTCGGAGCCGTTTAAATCATCCTTGTGTACTAGATTTTGACAAGATCCATCGTCCTCCATCCATGCGAGAATAGTTTTATCTTTAACAGGCTTTTGGCACTTAGCGCAAAACAGTGTTGTTTTTGGCTGTCGTCTAAAATCCGCATCTAGAAAGTAGGTTCGTTTTTTCATGGTGAAAGTATTACAGATCAAACCCTGTCGATCCAATAATAAATATGAATAAGTAGGCGTGGATATATTACGTTTTATTCGTAGACATTCCGCGTATTGCTATGAGACAATAACACGAAAGGAGCCGATATGAAAACAGTTTTAGCCGATTACTTAACAATCCATGGTGCAACCAAGTTGTCACGCCAGATAGAGGAAAAGCATCCTAGCTTGGTGATTGCTGAGGGAACTCTCAGAGACTGGGCCTACTATAAGGACAGGACGCCGAAGCCAAGGATAGTTGTTACCAAGCATGGGAAATTCGATGATATTTTGACGCTCGGTGAGAGCCTGATTGAAAAGCGACTGGCCAAGCTAGATGAATAGGTTTTACATAGCAACGAATTTCGCAGGCTATACCCCAATATTCACAGCGGCGGTGGTTCGTGCTACGTCTCATCAAGACGCGGCTAATATTTTGAATATCGATCTACGCCAGAAAAGGCTTGTACCAACTTTTAAGCCAAGTGATTTCAGGCCGATATCGAAAAAAGACCTACCCAGTTTTGAGGGGGCGACAACCATATTTATTTAAGGAATAAGGGTACTGTAATGAGCGATGACAACACACAAATAAAGCCATGGAAGCCGAACAGTGGAATAAAAGAGGTTTTCCCAAATGACGTGCTTCTTAGTAAGTTATGGGGAATAGCAAACGCGGTTCTATCGGCTCAAGGTTCTAACGCTGGCGGCGTAACTGCTCTAGAGTCTGAAGAGTGGAACGCAATTGAAGAAATGGCCGTAAATATTGAATTAAATTTAAGAGATATTGGGTATATGGACGACAAGCTAAACGGAGTAGAGAAGTGAAAGATTGGGAACCGTACAATATTGAAATCAGAAGATACCACAACTTTATTGGCTACAACCAGTACCGTTATTCTTTCTGCTGTCTGATTGGTGGCGAATATGTAGAGCACACAACACGCTATAGATTAAAGAAAAAGGCTCTCGCTGTCTGCAAGCGCTGGATAGAAACGAACAACCTTAAGCCATAGGAAGCAAAGCAATGAGCAGACTTAAAGATTACAACCAATCAGTGGCCGATAGTGAGCGTTTGAGGAAAGAAGGCATATACACAGAGGAAAACCTAAAGCGCGCTCTAATGGTCGTTATTTGCCTTATAGGGCTATCTATTCCGCTCTGGATTGCCAACGAATATGATCCAGGCTGGTTTCAAAAGGTTATGAGCTTTGGTTATTTGGATAAACAGGAGTAGATAGTAATGGCTCACCCTATTAACACAGCACTTGATAGCAAAGAGCCAAAGCGGCCTTGTGACAGCGGGTGTCCTTATTTCAAGTATCCGCACCTTGACACAGCGTGCGTATTGTCTGAAGTTTACAGCGTGAAACAAGGCGAACCGTGCGCTATTTATTTTGATAAAGCACAACCTAACAAGGGTGATACACCCCAATAGCGGAGTAAGTATGAAATATTTTAGATGCGGATATTGCGGTCAGCCTATAAACGAAAATGGCGATCCGTTAACGATTGATGAGATTAACGCGGCTTCAGTTGACTGGAACACTACTGAATTAAATCATGGTAATTGCTGCCTACAATCCCAAGCAGAAGAGCAGAGCAGAACTGTTACCAGGGAAATGGCTATGGATGCCTGTGATCCTTCGCTTGAAGGCTCTAAATATTAAACACAATAGCGGAGTAAAAGAACGTGGAAGACCAAATAATAATGCCGTCAATGCGAAAAGATAGTTTTGTACAGTTTTTCTATACCGGCGATGATGAACCCTTTATTTGCGGTGCTGACGGACACTTTACATCTACCACCTTGGGAGATATTGAAGAGGAGTTTTTGGAAGATTATACGGATATTTTCACAGAGGGCGCTGGTGATTATCTTTTTAAAGTTTGGCAAGAGCCAGCAGTATACGGCGATTATGGAGCAGTTGAGCAAGAAGCTCACTGGGAATGGAGAAAGGAATCATATAACCCGATTGATTATAAACCTAAAACACAATAGGAGTACGTTTGAAGCTGTGTGCTGGAGTGCTGCATAGGTGCTTGCAGCGGCGGAAAGGAAGTTTCTATGCGTCAGCGTTAAAAGCGCGGTGGTTCGACTCCACACAGCACATAGCTCCAAGCGTATTAGCCCAGCCAGCGGTGGAGCATATAACACTGGCAGCAAGAGCGGAAGGTGATCGTTTATCGATATCCTACTCCTTCAGCAGTTGAAGACGTTAGGCGTGGTTGCCATCGGGTTGGATAACTTCTGTGCCTATCGAGCTAAGCTGTTGTCCTAATCTGTGATCTTGCCGTCTTGCCCACGCTACGGGCTTTAGTATTTATTAATTAATAGAGAGGAGTTGATAGCTATGACATTTACACTAGGCACGAATATAGAAGCAGGGCAAAAGATTAAGACGGCCCTTGGCTGGAGAAAAGTTAAATCTGTCAGCGATGAGGGAGCTATTGTCAAAGAGGGGTTAATTAAGTTTGGTGCCACAGTTTACGGCTGGAAGAGGAGTTGATAGTTATGAAGAAAGACAGTGAAATGGAGCGCTACATGAGGTCATCCAAGGAAAGGCCGGATAAATTCTGGGATGGCCTAGATGTTGGGACGGCTAATGCGCTGATCTGCGCTGGGGCCGAATCTTTAGAGGATATTAAGGATTATGTGGCTAGCGGAGCGCCATTAACAAAGCTGATTCATGTCGGAACTGTTCGCGCTCAAGAAATCCTTAAGTGGTTGGATGATAAACCCCCTAATCATAGGAGTAAATAACTTGAGCAATGTTGTAGAACTACCAAAGAGAAAAACCTACCCGCCTCAAACGGTGGCCATATTTAACGATGGCTTTTCCGTTATTGTAGTCGATGATCACTGCTATTGTGTTAAAAACCGAAAAGATGATGATTGGGCGTTTAGTGCCTGGATTTTCAGAGAAGCTATTGATGCTCTAAGGGATTTACCAGATGATCCGGACGAAGCAAAACCCATTAACGCACAATAGGAGTAAATAACGTGGACAAACCCCTTAACCATAAGGAATTATGATATGTGGAGTCCAGAAAGAGAGCTAGTTAAAAAATCTGCTGCATTAGCAAAAGATAAGTATCCTAACGGCTATAACAAAAAGCAATTAATTGCGTGCAGCAAGGAGGTTTATGGCGGTTTTGGTGTAACTCAAACAGATCATAGAATAACCCGACCCATTAGGACTATGGAAGACGTTAGTAATATGGGAAATGCCATGGCTAATATCGACGGCCATTATCCTGTAGGCATGAGCGGCTGTTATGTTGTTGGGATTAATGGCGGTTGCGGTCTTGATTGTCCTGTGTTTTTAGAAGGTGAGTGTGGAGTACCGGCAGAAATGCTGCCCCTTGAAGGTGAAGATTTAGAACTGTACAACAGCCTTTATTGAGTATAATATTTAGTTTCAAGTCTTTATGTGTTGGGGGCTGTTCGTTCAGCCCTTAGTCTTAAAGCAAATAAGCCATCGGTATTTCAGTACCATTGGTGACAGTTAGATTGGTAACGAATCACTTTATCCGGCCAGCCCGGATTATACCAAAAAACTGTTCTCCATCAAATACCTTGGCTCGATGTTAGAGAGAGATGATGCCTGTCTGCCCTATCAAACCGATAGAAGCGAAAGGGACTAACCTCACCGGCTAACATTTAAAGCGTATGAAGACTACCAGCGCAAGCCAGGCAAAGCCAAGGCGGTAGGGGGTGTCACTGCACCCGTACAGGCTGAAGTTACGCAACTGTGATAAGGCGTAGCTGGGCGGATCGTCCTCTTGTGGCTCCGCACGGTATTCAGCCCCTAATGCCCTTATTTTTGGGTAGGGGCTTGTTTGTGAGCAAATGAGCCTTTGTCCACCACTTGGTGTGTATTATGAATGATTGGTCATGGAAACAACCTGAAGATATTAAAACAAGCAAGTGGTTAACAACCAAACAACTGAAAGTCGCTAAGAAGAAACGCAGGAAGAATAAGAAGCAACGCAAGAAAGATGTTACTAAACGTAGCAGTGATAAATTTTACAGCTCAATTGAATGGCGAGAGCTTAGAGTCAGGGTATTAGAGCGTTATGAGTGCAAATGTATGATGTGTGGTCGATCACCGAAGGAACATAATGTTGTTCTGAATGTTGACCACATTAAGCCGAGAAAGAAATACCCTCATTTGGCTTTAGTGTTTAATAACTTGCAGGTCTTATGTGGCGCCTGCAATCACGGAAAAGGGAATAAGTTTGAGACGGATTACAGGCCGCAAATGTCGAGCGATGAAGTGGATGAAATATTGGACACTCAATTATTGACGGCTATAGGCGCCGGTACTATTTGACCAACGCTCTTAATTGACAACTATAACCGAGGAAAGAATATGGCTAATTCATTAACGTTGAAATGGGGTACGGTAAAAGGCTGGGATCTGGAAACTCACGAAGCTAAAGTGGCGCTTCAGAAATGGGCGGATGGCGGCGTATCGCTGAGCGCTGCGGCGCAAAAGGATTCTCCTGAGCAAAAACAAGCCTTATTGGATGCTATTGATTTTATGGATGAGATTTGGCTTGATTGGGAAGGGAAGCAGGTTTCCAAGGAAGAAGCTAAAGAATATATTTTGAACTATTAACTAAGGATATTAGATATGTCTTACACAAGCGTTTACAAGCTGTATAAAACAAAAGTTAGCTGTATTGAAGAGTTACGGAATGGGCATGGATCAGGCCCGGCAATATGGGATTATATTAGCCTGAAGTTATATGGAAAAAAAATGAGTATCTTTGAGCAAGATAAAAACTTTTGGAGTAGTTACAAAGATCAACGGTTAAGCGAGGATGAAAAAGCAGTTCTTTTGTCCACCTATGATTATGCTTATGTTGGTGTTGACGACTTAGAGAGATTTTCTGCGGCATGTAAAACGGTTCACAAGTTAATTTTGGATAAGACAGATTGGGATTGGAGCCACTTTGAAAAAATAGGAGAAATTTCTAAATGTTTATCAAAAAAACACGATCATCGTTGCCGTGGTCTATGTATAGGATGCACATCTGTTAGTGATCCTTGGGAATTTGAAGATGTTAAAAATCTTAAAAGTTGGAATATTTATCGGGAATTAAATAAGACTGAGGCGGCTTAACCATGCAATACATACCCTACCGAATAAAGCGAGGCTGATATGATAGTGACATTTAATGATTTCTGGTTCATCTATCCACGAAAGACTCACAAAGCGGAAGCTAGGAAAGCATGGAACAAGCTAAAACCTTCTTTTGCTGTCAAGCGCGACATTGAAGACAATTTGAACGCCAGGGCAAAGGCTGGAGAATGGCAAGACAAGCAGTTTATACCCCATGCTGCCACGTATCTAAATAATGAGCGGTGGGAAGATGAAGTAACCGCGAGGACTATTCCAAATGGACAACGAAAAGAATCCAACGCTGAACGCTCAACCAGACAGACCACAGAGATACTCGCCAACATTGAGGCAAGAGAGGCTCATAGCAGCTCTGTGGGAGCGAATGAACCAACTTTACGGCCACAAGTGGGCCACGCAGGAAGGCCCCCCCACGATGGAGAACGGCGCTTATTCGAGGGCATTTCTTCTGTGGTGCCAGAAGACGGAGCATTTGACGGATGAGGCGTGGAAACGTGGGTTCCACCAATTGGAGTTTTTGGTCAAGGAAGCGGCCATCCAAGGTGAGGATGTCTGGCCGCCCAGTTATGCCGGATTCCTTGGTTACTGCGAAAAGCCCCATGGTGAGATTGCCCACAAAAACAGACAAGCAATAATTGATGGAAGGGCGTGGATCTGGAGTGATGACCTGCATAAATATATTTCACAAGGTTGTTTGCCGGACAAAGCCACACAAGAGCGAGTGAAAAAAACAGGCGCTGAAGCTTTAAAAAATATGCAGGATTTGTTTAATGATTAACGGAGGATGTATGAATATAACTGTTTGGTTTTCTTGCGGTGCTGCCAGCGCTGTAGCGGCTAAGAAAACAATTGATATTTATGGATCGAGCCATAATGTTGAAATCGTCAATAATCCAATTCTTGAGGAAGATTCTGATAATAGAAGATTTCTAGCAGATGTAGAGAAGTGGATAGGTCAGAAAATACAAATAGCTACAAACCCGAAATATCCAAAAGGATCGGCGGAAGAAGTCTGGGATAAAAGGAATTTTATGTCCTCCCCAATGGGCGCCCCTTGCACTTTGGAGTTGAAAAAGAACGCTAGAAGAGAATGGGAAAGAACGCACAGGATTGACCAGCATGTTTTAGGATTTACGGCAGATGAAAAAAACAGGCATGAAAAATTCATTTTAACCGAGCGCGAGAATGTAATACCTGTACTGATTAATGTTAATTTAACAAAAAAAGATTGCTTTAAAATATTAAATAATGCTGGAATAGATTTGCCCAGAATTTATTTAGAAGGGTATCCAAACGCAAATTGTATTGGCTGCGTTAAAGCAACATCACCCACATACTGGAACCATGTAAGAAAAAAGCACCCAGCGGTATTTAAAAGAAGGGCTGATCAAAGCGAAACGATAGGCGCGAAATTGGTTAGGGTGAAAGGTGAAAGAATCTTATTAAAAGATCTTGACCCTGAAGCGACTGGCAGACCGATGAAAGATATGGATTTTGAGTGTGGTATTTTTTGCGAAGAGTTTAGACAGCGTGAGTTATTTGATTAACGGAGGATATATGACTATCCCAACAGTCGAAGAAGACCCGGTAATGCACGACTACACCCATGTTTATGAGGTGTGCGTATTCTGTCGAAAGCCAACAAAGTTTTGGCACGTGAAAACAAACAATCCGGTATGCAGAACATGCGCCAAAGAGCATAAGGTAGAAGAGCTGCACAACTGGAGAAAGAAGGCTATTAATAACTAAGAGAGGATATAACATGAGCAAAGATTTAAACGAAGATACACTAACCGAAATAATGGTATCGCTCGCTAATGCTTTTTCAGATGAACGGCAAAAGTCTGAGCCATACAAGGAAATGTTTAAGGCTGGTAGTACTCATACGGGATTATTGCGGGAACTAGAGAATAAAATGATGATGCATGTTCTTGATGCTTGCGATGTGTATAAAGAAAGGCATGGAATAAAAATAAATAAAGCCCAGTATTATGTGCTTTTGGCTTTGCCATTTCTTGCTAAGATTGCGGAAAGAGATGCGGAAAAGAATGAGGGTATGTCGTGTAGTGTTGATAAAGCTTATTTTATTCTTTCTGAGCAGTTGTTGGCTTTAGCCGATTAACCCAAACAGGTAGCAGAATATGATTCTTAAAGGCTTTCTAACCTCCATCATATTCTGCTCAATCATAGCTGGCATAGCTTATTGGTCACACAGACCCCCAGAGCCTGAACCAAACCCCCCTAAAATTAACTACGTGCCGGATAAGTGTTGCGGCTCAATGATACCTAAAGAGGAAAACCACAATGACGACTAAAACAATTATCCCAATTGATGGCGGCAAGTATCGAATTGCTGCGGATTCTTGGAATCACGACCTTGAAAAATATTTACCTGAGCGCACCCATACAGATAAAGACGGCAAGGAAAAAACCATTAAGGAAAGCTGGGCTATTCTTGGTCATTACCCTAACGCCTTGCAATGCTTAAATGAAGTAGCAAGACTAGAAGCATTAGGGCGAGACTATAATAATATCGGTGAGTACATTGAACGACTGGAATCCCTAAAGGAGATGGCCGAACTCATACAAGCTTTAAAAGCAGAAGAGATAAACCACCGAGAAGCCCAGCGAGACGCGGATAATTTAACTGAAGCGTATGAGATAGCGGAAAAGGAGATAGCCGAACTCAAGCGCCAGCTATCAAATGAAAAGAAAGGTTTTTGGGATGGTTTATAGAAGCGAATAACCAAACCCCTGTTAATCAGGAAACGGTATTTCACAGCATAGCAAACCTCAATTAAGCTTAGTGTAAATCAACTGAGGGTAAATATGATGCTCCATCACCAACCAGATACTAAAAACTGCAACATGGTTAACACTCAATACAGAGATGGCATAACCGAAGAGATTAAAAAGTATTTAGATGGTGGGGGCAAAATAGAAAAAATAGAACCTGGAGTAAGTGGCATAACATTCACTCCAACGGCATCAGACCTGAAGGGTTTGAACAGAGCCGAGCCACAGCGAAAAAAGAAAGTGATTAGGCAGAAATTATCCGACCTTCAGACAAGAGTTTACAAGTACATAAAGTTGTATAATACGTGCAACAAACAGACTCCGACAAAGGAGGAATTGCGGCTAGAGTTTAAATTTAAAACAACACAAACCGTTTGTAACATGCTGGATATTCTGGCAAAGAAAGGCAAGATTTATCTCGATGATGGGAATAGGCCGATTAGGGTTATTGTATGAGTGTCAATAAAAAGCGAAGAAATATGATCTGCTGCTTAAGGAGCTTAGACAGTACAACATCGGAAAGGAATGGATGTGTTGGCCGAGGCAGTGACGACAGGGTTTATATAACTTGGACGCCACAGGATCAATATACGCAATGCTTTAGCGACCTAACGACTAGGGACGCAAGATTACTTGCTAAGCGCATTAATCAATTTTTGGATGGCGGTGGTTAATTGTATGAGTGACGGAGTTGTACAAATAGCGGTAGATTCTGATAGGGCCGCTGTAGAGCTGGATAGCAAGTTCTATGAGATGTACAAGAAATATGGAAAGCTAACCGTCACCATCGAGCCGGGTATTGAAAGTGATTTTCACGGCACTTGGCCAATGGCCAGATTGTGGCGCAAATGGATGCAAGAAACCGCTGATTTTATGACAGCCAGCGGCGTAAAGATGAGCGAGTATATCGACAGCAAAGGCAAGGCCCATGGAGAGCGACCTTTTAATCCAAATGACGCACACGAATTATTTGCTAAGCGTTGGCTAGGAGTAGACGAGAAAGGCAGGCGTTATAGCTGGGCGCTAAAAAGCAACCCTGACAGGCCAAAGGCACCAAAGAGCAAACGTTTATACGCGATGGATAAGCATCAAGCATGGGCCACTGAAAGAGGTCTGAGCTTAACCAATCCAGAGAATAGCGAGTTCAGAAAGCTCCAAATGAAACAAGAGCAATGAGGGAAATGCAGAAATGAAAACGAATATAGAGCCAGGGTGTAAATGTTTGGCGTTCGCTCCGCTTCTTACACATCCGCAAGAATGTATACCTTTGAATTTTTATGCGGCTGGAGAGGATGTTAGATTGAGGCATAACGGACAGCCAGGCTCATATATTGCTGAGCTTGCATTATGGATAGTTGAAGAAGAACTTTCTTACTCAGAAGGCAATGCCGATGCTGTAGACGCAAGATATTTAATGCGTATAGACGGCCATGAACCCGAAGAACAAACCCAAAAGCAGGCAGAGGTAGTAGAGTAATGGATATATTCACACTGTTTACCGTATCAATTATCGTTGTGGTCTCATCTGTTATATGGGCTTACAAAATTGGTTACATGAACGGCAGAACTTATGCGATAAAACAACATGAAGTATTTACAGACACTGTAAGGGAGCGGTTAAACGATGAGTCTTGAATGGGAAAGGGATCGAATAGAATTGATCCATAAAACGTTAGGCAGTTTAGCAACTGATTACGCAGCTAATGTAACGAGGCTGAAAACATCCTTAGAATCGGTAACGAGAGACAAAGACAGATCTGAGAGCGCTCTTGCGGTAACGTCTACGATTAACAAGAATCTGCGCGAAACGATCACAGCGCTTGAAAGTCAGATTAAAGAGTTAAAAACTCGCATACCCATGGAGCCAATATGAACAAACAAGCTGTCACCAGTAAAGAGATTGCCGTAGGCACCTGGAGACTGATTTTAAAGGTCTGGATAGGGCTTTTAAAGCTCATAGGCTGGCTTTCTATTCGCATCAAGCTAATTACTGATAGTTGGGAGCAAAGCGCGGAGAGGCACCGGAATAGCCTTAGGTATGTGCAGCACTGATGCCAAGGAAGTGTAAGCACTGCAAAAAGGTATTTGAGCCAACATACAACACCACACAGCAGACTTGCACCATTCCTTGCGCGATAGCATGGGGCAAGCTTAAAACCCAGCAGAAGGCCGATAAGGCCCACAGAGAGAAGAAACGGGAGTTCAAGAAGAATGACAAACAAGCACAGCGAGATGCAGCAGACAGGGCATTTAATGCATTTATTCGCTACAGAGACAGAAACGATCCCTGCATATCATGCGATAGACCGGCTAATTGGGCGGGACAGTGGGCCGCAGGGCATTATCATACAAAAGGCGCTCGGTCTGATCTTAGATACAACGAAAACAATGTCCATAAGCAATGCAATCGATATTGCAATAGCGGGAAGTCCGGTAATATTGAAGCCTACCGTCCAAGACTTATTGCTAAGATTGGCATTGATAAAATCAACGAGCTTGCTGAAGTTAAACGAGCTAGGTATCTCGCTGAAGACTATCGAGCCATTGCCAAAGAATACCGGGACAAACTAAAGCACCTTAAATCGATTAGCACTACCAACTAAGAGTAAGCAGATATGAAATATCCAAGACTTACTGCTTTATTCCCTGGAATTTTAGTCTGTGTAAAAAACAAACAGCAGCACGACAAAATAAAAAGAGATAATATTATTACTTTTGCTGCTTTTGCTGCTTTTGTTGTCTTGCTGGGCGCTGCCGTTTGTATTTATCTAGCCATCAAATAAGGTGATATAATAGCCATTAACCATAGAGGATTTATGAAAGTAATTATTTATATTGCTGGAATAGGATTAGGCTTGATTTTTATTTTACTTATGTGGAATCTTGAGCGTTGGGTAAATTATAAATTATCTTATGGTGATCAGATGAAAGAGACGGTCTGCGAAATGGTTAAGCAAGAATCGTTAAAGGTCAAATGTAAATAGCCAATACTCTAAGATATCGGACTTAGGTTTAAATTATGAACAACACAGCTAGATTTGTTAATATTTCAGTCGAATATAAGCCTGCTCAGTATGGGGGCGTGCGAGTGTTAGAACATTTTGGGCTACCTTTGTCTAAGTCGAACTTACTACCTCAAGAAGAAATCAAAGAGGTCTGGATTCCTTTTGTTGAATTTTGTAAAAATACCGGCATTAAGGATAACCCTAAAGACCCAACCGAAACGCCATTGATTAAAAGAACCTACATTGCATGGAGTAGAGATCTTGAGGATTTAGTGGGTACTCCGTTATCAGTTATTGCTGATATGCAGAAAGACTTAGAATCTGCGCAAAGAAACCAATCTAAGACTGAGAAGAAATTAAATAAATTTATCAATATGGGTTTTTGGCAGCGGTTGAAGTTTTTAACATGGGGTTCATCCAATTGGTAAGACCCGGAACAAGTTCTCCGGTAATGGGAGTTCGAATCCCCCACCCCATGACTTTATTGATTAACACATAAACATATAGGTGAGTAATAACCAAACCCCTGCTAATTAACTTTTAATCTATACCTGTTCTTGCATCCTTACGCGTAAGCCTTATAATAGAATCATGGTCAAGGCAAACAACAGGGGCGAGAAAATGAACACAATTATTAAACATTACTCAATAAGCAATTTTTTAAATTATTCAGAGGTGGAACAAGCTTTTGTTGGCCCCCTTGAAAATAGCCTAGACGCTGATCTTAGCGGCCTTGTATCTACAGTTTTAAGCGGAAACCCAGCGCTAGTGAATACCCGGATAGACGTAGATGGGAATGGTTTTGAAACTAGAACAATTACTGCGTTAATATGAGCCAAAACAAAGCTAGGCAAGGGAATGCCAAGCACCAATCAGACTTAAGAAAGCGCCGCTCTAAGGCTGGTTTTGCTGAGGTAAGAGGTTTGTATCTCCCTACAGAGAAACACGCCGAAATTAAGCAGGAATTGCGCAAGCTATACCCTTTGGATGGCTTGAACAGAACGAATTAATATAAGGTTGTTTAGATCACTGGTTAATCGTGTAGGTCTGGCACTACAGGCTACGAAAAGGCCAGTTATACGCATAGATCCGCGTTCAGGGTGAGAGGCGAAAACCCGGTCATTAACCAGTGTTCTAAGCAACTTTAAAGGAGGTGATGTATGCAGGATATATTTAGGCCATCACGCGAACCAGCTAGGGCCATATATGATGCTTTCCAAGCCGAGGCAGAGAAAAGGAATGGTCGAGATTTTAAAGTTTGGACTGAAGCCGAAGAGAATGCGGTATGGAATGCGGCAAGAGATGCAGCCCAAAAGCTAGCACTAGAGGCACCCACAATAGAAGACGTTCAGTCAGCACAAATAAGTGCTATGGGGCATGTTGATTACGGGGCAAAATGGGCATACGGAATTGTTCATAAAATGAAGCCCATTAACCACAGCAAATAGGAAGAACATCATGTTTAAAAGTATATTCGGTTTAGTTGAAGATGTAGCAACGGTGGTTACAGCCCCGGTAGAGGTGGCGGTTGATC